ATGAAACCAACACCACAACAGACATTAAAAAAGGAGAAATTAAAGACGGCGACATTTAGCCTATTAATTATTATTGCATCAATAATGCCTTACATTCATGATGCAATACCTACTGGAATAGAATACCCGGGCTATAGTAGTTTACGGGTATTTTTATATGTTTTATTTATCAATATATTCGGCCTAGCCGGATGGATTGTAGCTTGGGTTAACGCCAAAAAAAAGAATTACAGATTTGTTATTGCTTTACCAGTAATAAGCACAACCTACCAAATTATCGTACATATATGTAATTTAAAATCAACTTCTTTTAATGATCTAAATGTAAAGTTTATAGTAAGCTTTACTTCATTTGCAATCATTACAATTTGGTACCTAATTAAAAAATACAGAAATGAGTAAGAATTTTTTAGAAGAATTAAAAAGGTATAAAGAGAACCGAGAATTTTACACAGCAGAAGAACGTAAAATAATAAGAGAAAAGCTAAAATCACAAATTAGAGAGATACCTAATAAAATGATCGATATAATCGATTTTCTAAATAAGAGTTAGTTACTATTTTTAGTTACTACTTTGTCTTTAGTTTGCTCAACTAAATCTTTTATTTCATCTAATTCCAATGCTTGTTCGGCCAATAACTTAATGATCTCAAGATTTTCACCACAAAGCTTCTCTAGCATTGGCTTTATTTTATTTACAACCCGATTAGCTATTCTATCCTCTATTGTATCACTTTCACCATAGCTCATAGTAGTTTCAGAAACTTTACTTTCGTTTGATTCAGTTTCAAAAAGATTGCTAAAATCCTCTGAAAAACCTGTTTCTTGAGCTATTTTTTTTACCTGATTAAAAGATAAACTTTCCTTTTTTATAGCTTTTGAAATTCCCGGCCCCGTATAGCCAATAGCAGATGCCATTGCGTTATACGAAACTTTATGTTTGACTTTCAAATCTTTAAGCCATAAAAATAATTTTCCTGTATTCTTTGTTTCCATAATACGAATTTAATATAAGATTTACGATTAACCATACATAGTGGTTAATTTATAATCAATACAAATAGAAACTTAAATTAACTTTTTAAAGCTTTAAGTTTGTTTTAGTTTGCATTAGTTTATACTTTTGACTTGTATGTAAAGTACAAATTTAAAAAATAAGCCTTTACTCAACTAGAATATAGTTAATTAAAACAACATTAATGCTTTTAGGTAAAAAAACAAGTACCCAAACCTCGCTACTTAACACGGTTAAAAAAGCTTGGGAGTTAGCACCTCCTGGAACCAAAGCTAGAGTTTGTAAATCTTTTAATTGTTCAAAACAAAACATTTACAATATCCTTAATGATGGTAGGAAAAACGAACAGATCCTTTCGGATCTATTAGCCACTATTAAAAAAGAGAGTAGAGATATTACTCTCGACTTTATTAAAGCGTACAAACAAGTTAGAAACTTATAATTTTTTGAAAAATGGCAAAAGTGTTTCAAGTAGAAAGTATTGATCAGGAAGAGTTCTTTTCAAAAATGAAAGAGTTGTTAAAACAAATGGTTGATGATCGATTAAAAGAAGTCAACCATAAAACAAAACAAAAGCATATTCAAGAAGAAGTACTTACACGTCAAGAAGCCGCAGACTTCCTAAAGATAAACATTAGATCTTTAGATAATAGACTTCGAGATGGTAAAATTAAGTTCGTTAAAGATGAAAGGTTTGTAGCTATAAAAAAATCCGAGTTAATTAAATACATCAATAATTATGAGCAATAGTATTTATTGCATTTTACAAAATGCCAAGGCCGAAGATGCACAAGCGTTAAAGCAAAAAAAATTCATTCAGCTACCTAATGACTATTCCCCAAACCGAACGAATATCATAATCGATAAGCGCAACAATGTGTTTTGGTTAGTTAATGATCAAGATATAGAGCAATGTAGATCAATTGCGGCCCAAAGATTCAATCAATCAATCCAGACCCATAACAACCTTCAATCTATTGAATTATGAAGCAAATAACATTACAAGAATTAACAGTTGTAAATTTCAAAGGGGTTAGAAAATTCAAAGCTCAACTAGGAAATAAAGAAATTAGTATTTTCGGTGATAACGGAACCGGAAAAACCTCATTGTTCGATTCTTTTATATGGACGCTTTTTGGTAAAGATTCAACAGATCGAAACCAATTCGGAATAAAAACCATTGAAAAAGAAACTGGAAAAGAGATACCCAAAATAGATCATAGCGTTGAAGCTAAACTTTTAATCAACGATCAAAAAGTAACTTTAAAAAGGGTTTACAGAGAAAAATGGTCTAAAACTCGCGGCTCACTTGAACCTACATTTAAAGGCCACGAAACATTGTATTACTGGAACGATGTTCCTATGACGGCCAGAGATTATGCTGCCAAAATAAATGATATGGTAGATGAAGAGGTATTCAAACTTATTACTTCTCCATACGCTTTTAATGCGCTACATAAAGACAAACAACGCAAAGTACTACTTAATATTTCGGGCGGTATTAACGAAGATGAATTAATTAAATCAGATCCCGAGTTTAAGGCGTTATTCTCAAAACTTAGTGATATAACATTAGAGGAATATGAGAAACAACTTAAAGCTTCTATAGCTAAATCAAAAAAAGAGCTTAACGCTATTCCTACTAGAATAGATGAAGTAGATTTTAATAAACCTGAAGCTATTGATTTTGATGATGTGCGAATTGATATTGCTGCAAATAAAAAAGAACTTAAATCAATTCAAGATCAAATTGCAGACAAATCAAAGGCGCAAAAAAAGCTTAATGATGAGCGCACAAATACGCTGAATAAAATTCAAAAGCTAGAAGAGCAGCTTAGCGATATTAAGCACAAGGCTAAATTAAAAGCTAAAGAAAAAGTAAATAACGTAACTGCTACCCTAGAGGAGTTAGAAACTAAAGAAGAAAAATTATCAAGTGAAATTTCAGATAACCAAAAAGCCTTAGAAACACTACAAACTAAGCTTCAAAATGTTGTTGATGAAATAAAAAAATACAACGAAGATAATGATGCTATTCGAAAGCAATGGCATCAAGTTAACACAAAAGAATTTAAGATTGATGATGAAGAACTTAAATGCCCTACTTGTAAAAGAACCTATGATTCAGATGATGTAGAAGCTAAAAAACAAGAGTTAGAAAAAAATTTCACCCAAGAAAAAATAAGCCAATTAGATTCAATTGAATTAAAAGGTCAAGCAAACAAAAAGATCATTTCTAAAAACCAAGAAATGAAAAATAAGTTTAGCGAAAACATCAAAAAAGGTGAAAAGGTTATAGCTGATCAGAAGGAAGAATACCAATCTTTATTACAGAAAATAGAGAAAGAAAAAGAATCAATTAAAAATCAAAAAACCTTAGAAGAAATTGTTGTTGAAGAACTATCTAACAATAAAGAATACGCTAAACTAAAAAAGGAAATTACTTCACTTAACAACTCGCTTAGCGATGTTAAAAAAGTTGACACTCAAGAACTTGAAGAACTTAAACTTCAACACGAAAACGAAATTGAAAAACTCAATAAAAAGCTTGATGATGAACAACTAATCAAGAAAGCAGATGAAAGAATAAAAGAGTTATCAGATTCAGAAGCTGAATTGGCCCAAACAATTGTAAACCTAGAAAAAGATCAATTTGTTATTGAGAGATTTAATAAATCAAAAGATACAGCGCTAGAAGATTTGGTTAATAACCGATTTGAATTAGTGAAGTTTCAATTGTTTGAAACCCAAGTTAACGGTGGCGAAATACCTACTTGTAAAGCTACAATAGATGGCGTACCATTCGCAGATTTAAACACCGCATCAAAAATAAATGCCGGTATAGATATTATTAATGTGCTATCAAATCACTATCAAGTTTCGGCACCAGTTTTCATAGATAACGCAGAGAGTATAACTAAATTTTTACCGACAGATACCCAGATCATAAAATTAATAGTTAGCAAAAAAGATAAAAAATTAAGAATAGAATAAATTAATTACGATGGCAACAAACACACCCGTAAAAACAAGTAACAAGCCGGCTCAAATGGCCGAATCAACTTTTGATGTTATAATCGAAAGAATTCAAAATCTAGAAGAAGGGAATATGAAATTCCCTAAAAACTACTCCGCAGAAAATGCTGCGCGAGCAGCTTGGTTAACTCTTCAAGAAACCACAACAAAAGACGGTAAGCCAGTACTACAAGTATGTTCAAAACAAAGTATAGCAAATGCAGTACTTAAAATGATTACTCAAGGCTTAAACACCCAAAAGGATCAAGGATCATTCGTGGCGTATGGTTCAAAATTAATATTTCAAAGAGAATACCAAGGCTCAATTCTTTTAGCAAAGCGCCAAGGTATGAAAGATATTAAAGCGGTAGTTATATACCAAGGTGATAAGTTTGCTTTTAAACTCGATCCAACTGAAGGTAAAAAACACGTTACTCAACACGATCAAACTTTAGAATCTTTAGACGGTGAGATAAAAGGAGCTTATGCCGTAGTGAAAATGAACGATGGCAGCACTTATGCCGAGATTATGACTATAAATGACATTCGAAAGTCTTGGCAACAAGGGGCCGCAAAAGGAAATTCACCTGCACATAAAAATTTCGCAGGAGAAATGTGTAAAAAAACAGTTATTAATCGTGCTTGTAAAGGAATTATAAATAGTTCAGATGATTCTGATTTGTACGAAGAAGATATACCAGAAGAAACCGTTTCAGAAGCGCATTTAAACCATCAAAAAGAAACTAAAGCTAACAAACAAAGTTTAGATTTTAATGATGTTGAAGATGCTGAACACGAAGAGGTTCAACCAAAACAAATCGCTGAAAAAAAACTTTCAGATGAAGAAATGCAAAAACTTCACGATCAAGCAATAGAAGAGGAAACCAAAAAACAACCTAATTTTTAAATGGTATTAAAAATAGTCGGCACGGGTAGTAAGGGGAATTGCTATATTCTTGAGAATAAAGATGAGAGCCTTTTAATTGAATGTGGGGTGAATTTTAATGACATTAAAAAAGCATTAAATTTCAACCTTAGAAAAGTAGCAGGAGCACTAATTACTCACGAACATTCAGATCATAGCAAGTCAATCAATGAAGTTATGAAAAGTGGAATAAATGTATATGCTATTCCGCGCGTATTTGAGAAAACTGTAAAATCTGTTTCCAATCACAGACAAAAAAACATAACACCATTAAAAAAATTTAAAGTTGGTAATTTTAAAATAATGGCTTTTGAGGTTGTTCACGATGTTCCTTGTGTTGGTTTTCAAATTTTTCACCCAGATAGCGGAAATATAGTTTTTCTAACAGATACAGCTTACTGCCCATACATATTTAACGACATCAATCATTTTATAATTGAAGCTAACTATTGCCCAGAAATAGCAAAACAGAAACTTAATCAAAGAGAGTTTTTAAGAGATAGAATTTTGCAATCGCACATGTCAATAGATACTTGCGAAGAGCATTTAAAATTAAACAACCTTAGAAAAGTTAGAAACATTGTTCTCATTCATTTATCAGATTTAAATAGTAATGAAAGAGAATTTCAACAACGTATCTCAAGACTTGGAAAAAAAGTAACCGTAGCTAATAACGGAATAGAAGTAGATTTTAACAAAGATCCTTTTTAATGATTTTTACAGATGAAGAAAAACAAGAACTAAAAAAAACTTTCCTATACCTAATAGAAAAGAAACACCAAGAATCTCAAGGTCATTGCGGATTCCATTTAAACGAATTAAAACCCATACTAGAAGAATTAGTAGTAGAAAAGAAAATAACCATTAGACCTACTATTAATACTGTGATGTATTTCAAAAACAAGTAATATGAGTAGAATTGAAAATAGTTGCCGATTTGTAGGCTATACCGGAGATAACGTTAAAATAACCAATTTTGACAACGGCAACAAGCTAGGTAGAATTCCTTTAGCAGTAAATAAATCCTACAAAGACAAAGAAGGCCAAAAACAAACCACAACTACGTGGATAAATCTAGTGGCCCGTAACAATGTTGCCGATATATTCGATAAATATATTCCAAAAGGAACATCAATAATCGTAGAAACTGAATATAGCTCAAGACCATACGAAGCCAAAGATGGAACTACTAGATATTCTAATGAGTTTTTTGTAAACCAAGTTAAGATCAACAGTAGTAAAAACGAAAATAGTCATAACGCGCAGCATCCACAACAACCTGGACTGGAAGAAGATAATGACGATTTACCATTTTAAAAAGAAAAAGCCCCAAAAGGGGCCTAATCCATACACTAATACAAACATACTTATTTTTTATGAAAACCATAGAATTAGAAGTAATTAAATTCAAAGTAGAAACCCATATGGGAGTAAAAGATATATCTAACCCAACAAGAAAACGCGATTTCGTGGTTGCTAGATATATGTATTTTCATTTCGCTACCATCTATACCAATAAGTCTTACGAAAATATAGCTCGCCTTGTTAATAGAAACCACTCTTCTGTAAATAATGGACTTAAAGAATTAGACGGATACATAAACGATTATAATCACTACAATAAAGTGTTTAACCGCCTAAAATTAATTTTTTCAGGAAAAAGCTATGAGGGAGATATATTAGAAAGCGACAAATTAAGAGATGTGATTTTAAAATTGGAAAGAGAGATTTTCAATCTACAAGAAACCAATCTTAAACCTTATTTAATGCCTATTGTACAAACCTTAAATAAGATCCCCGAAGATCAATTTGAAATTGTACAAACAAGAGTAGAAGCTATAGTTAAAATGCTTCCAAAACCTAACCAAATACATTCGTAACATGGCACAAGATCCAGCTTTTTTATTTTATTATAAAGATTTCGATAATGATACCGCAGATTGGGAGTCAAATGCAATTGGTTGGTACATAAGATTATTAATTTTTCAAGCGGGTAATGGTTACATACCCCAAGATGAAGAAAGTATCGCTCAAGTGGCCCGAGTAAAATATTCTGAATTCGAAACTTTTAAAAAGATCTGGGCGTTACGCTTAGCGAGTAAATTTGAATCGCTAAGCGAAGGGAAATTATACAACAAAAAACTAGCAAAAGTACAAGCAGAAAGAAAATCTGGCGCAATAAAAAAATCAGTATTAGCTGTTTTCGGCAACTTCATAAAAGCTACCAAACTAAGTATTACAGAGGAGAGAGAGCTTAAAAAGGCCTTTAATAAAGGGGTTGCTTTTTACGGAATACCCGACAATGAAAAAAGAAAAAGATCTATATATGATTTCTTAAATAACTTCTTATCACAACTAAATAAAAATACAAGTAGCGTATCGCTAAGCGATACGCATATATTGCGAACGCAACATGGAGATGCAAATGAAGATGTAAATATAGATATAGAAAAAGAAGAGGGTTCGGGAGAAGAAAAAACAGCTTATCAAATTTTAAAAGAAGATTCCCCGTCTTGGATAGAAACTTTTGAAATGAACAATCGCAGACTAATTCCTAACTGGGAAATTTTTAAAGCTAATTTTGAGTACGCGGTAGAGAAAGAAGAAATCACCGATAACCCAAAGTTGATGAAGAAACGCTTACAGAAGCTTTTGGCAAACTGGGATAAATCTCCTAAAAAAAATTCATCAGAACTGAAAACAGAAATGAATGAAAAAGTAATTCAAAAAATATCTAAATACGACGACTAATGGCAAATTCAATAAGAAAAGCGGTTGAAAACCTTAGCCGTTTAAAAAAAGGAAAAAAAGATTTAAAACAAGAACATCAGGTATATAAACCATACGGAAAACCCATACAAACCAACGATTTTGTTTTAGATAAAACAATATTCTGGAAACTGTTTAAAAAGCACATGCCTAAAGATTATCAGGTAACCCTAGAAAACGAACAAGTGCTTTTTACAATTTTCAAATATTTTCTAAAAGATGAAAGCTTCAATGAATTTGGCTTGATAAATAACAAACCTAGTCTTGATAAAGGAATTTTGCTTTACGGAGATTACGGAGTGGGTAAAACACAATTATTTAGCACCTTGCATCTAGTAGGCAAAGAACTAGCAACCAAGGTTAATTGCACAGATATTTGGTTCAATTGCATATCCGCAGGATCCTTTGTAGATCAGTACATGGAATCAACCAAAGACCCCAGTTCTACCTTTCAATTGAAGAAGTTTTACAAAGGAAAACTCTATATCGATGATCTAGGTTTTGAGAAAAAAGCGTTTAACAAAACAGAAATTTTTGGAGAACTTTTGTTTGAACGCTATAGAAATTTCACAGAAGAAACTAGGTTATATTCCAAAGGCGAAAGAAAAAATATTATAACTCAAACTTTTGTAACTACCAACCACAAGCCTTCAGAAATAGCAAACCGATACGGAGAGCGAATTGGAGATCGATTACCTGAAATGTTTAATATAATCCCGTGGAGAGGTGAAAGTTTTCGAGAATAAAAAACCATTAATTAATATTCAATCAATTTTTAATAATTAAAATCCATACACTATGATTAACTTGTATGCTACTCAAATCGAAGAAATGTTCCTTCATAAAGTTGGAAACAAATCAAGAAACGAAGAATTAATTTTATCAGAAAAACCTTATGCTTTAGATGATGAAATGCACTCCCTACTCAAAGAATATTTCCTAAAAGCTTTTAGAGAAAAAGAAGAGTATTATTATAAATTTACTCACGAGGTTGATTTAGAGTTTAATGAAATTCACACAGCTATTAATAACGCCTTAGATGGATCTTATCCAACTTCTCTAGACATAACCTCTAAAATAATTGCAAAGCATTTATACAATCAAGCTAACCACCCTCACATTAAATCGGGAGAGCTTTATGTTTGTTATTTAGAAAATATGATGTTTGATAACGAACGAGTAAACGGAATTGGGATATTCAAATCAGAAATAAAACAAGACTTCCTTCAATTTAAAGATGAGCCGGACCAAATAAAAGCAATACTTCAAAAAGGCGTAAACCTACAAAAGCTAGATAAAGGGGCCATAATTTTTAATACAGAAAAAGAAGATGGTTATCGCATACTAACCATAGATCAAAACAAATACGATACTAAGTATTGGTTAGAAAATTTCTTAGGACTGCAAGAAGCAGAAGATGCTAATTTTTACACTAAAAACTATTTAGATTTTTGTAGAGATTTCGCTAAAAACGTAGTGCTTCCGGCAGAAGATAAGCAAGAAGAGATTATGTTTATGAATCGTGCGGTAAACCATTTTGCTAGTAATGATGAGTTTCAAGAAGATTCTTTTTTAAATGAGGTTATTGAAAATCCTAGCTTAATTCCAGAGTTCAAAAACTACAAAGAAGAGAAGGCGCCAAAATATAAAGTTGAAGATATATCAGAGTTTTCTGTTTCTAATCAAGCTGTAAATAACGCTAGGAAGAAGTTTAAGAGCGTAATAGAGCTAGATACGAATGTAACTATAAAAATGGACTTTATCAACCCGGAAAGCGCTCAAAAATACATCGAGAAGGGTTGGGATGAAGAACGTCAAATGTATTATTACCTTGTTTACTTTAATTCAGAAAATCAATAATAAAATGAAAATTAAAATTAAAAAACTAAATTCAGAATTCAAGAACCCTTTTAAAAAGCATAATACAGATGCTTGTTTTGATCTAGTAGCAACTTCAAAAGAGGATTTAGGGGATGGCAGAATTGTATATGGTTTAGGCTTTTCAGCAGAATTACCTGAAGGTACTAGACTAGATTTAAGATCCAGAAGCTCTATTCATAAAACCGGACTAATTTTAAGTAATTGTATTGGTACCGGTGATCAAGGATATACAGGTGAGTATAAGGCTGTTTTTTATCACGTATTAAAAAACCTAAAACCTTACAATGTTGGTGATAGAATTATACAAATTCATCTTGAAAAAGTAAATAAAATTGAATTTGAGTTTGTTGAAAATCTCATAAAAACCTCCCGTGGTGATGGCGGTTACGGAAGCACAGGAAATTAGGATCATTAACAAAGGAGCAAAATTATTTGCTCCTTTGTTTTTTTAACACTTATATTTGACCTATGAAACACTATGGAAACAGCCCTTTACTAAATATCATTGCGTTAATTTGCTTTGTAACCGCCTTATTTGGTTTCTGGGGTTTTATAATTACTATCGTATTATTATTAATAATTTTTAAATTTAATCTATGAAAAAAGTCTTATTACTATGTTTGGCAATCACACTATTTTTTAGCTGTAGTGATGATGATTCTAGCAACGCCAAGACTTCTCAAGCTAATTTTGAAACAGAAATAATCGACCGTTGGTTTGTAAGCCATACAAAATATAGTGATGGCGAAATATATACGGCCGATAACTGTGAACAGAATGGATATTTACAATTTAGTAAAAACGGAAATACCGTAGAAAGTTATTTTTATGACCATCCTAACAAGGGTTGCATCAACGATATTTACGTTGAAGGAACTTACACTTACAACCAAGATGAAAATGAATTGGTGATTACCGATGAATTTGGTGATGTTTTCAACTACAGCATAGAAAGTGTAAGCTCCAATGAATTGGTTTTAAAAATAGATTCTGACAGTTACTTTTTTGTAAGGTAGCTATTCAAAAATAACAAGATTATTGCCTTGGTTTTCACTAGCCAAGGCTTTTCTATTTTCTCTGTTAATTTTTCTCACCTTGGCATTGAATTTTCTAATATTTGATTGATAGTTTCCTACAACGATTTCCTTCTTATCGTCTTGCCCTTTATAGTTAATTTCTAACTTTGTTTTTGTTCTTTTTTGGCTGCTTCTACTTATATCTTTTAAAGGAGGGGTTACACCTCTTAGTAAGTATCTTAAATCGCTTTGAGAATAACCGCTTAATTTTAAAGCTTTTTTAATTTCTATATCAGTCATTCCTAGTTTACGAGCGCCTTTTATAGAAATCATAATCCCTTTATTTATTTCCTCGTTTTCTTTTTTATAGTCATTAACTAATTTCTGAATTTTTTCATCATCAATATTACGAGTAGATTTTAATTTTTGACTTATTTCAGATCGCTCTAAATTGTATTTTTCTTTTGCTTCATAACCTAAACCGGTCATACCACTAGCGTAATTAATAGTAGAAAGTCTAAAACCAAACAAAGCTAATAATGCTTCTTGGTTGGTATATTCTTTACCATAACTGGTATATTTATCTCCAAAGAATTCTGAATTTATTTCGTTTGCTCGCATAAATTCAGTAAAGTTATTGTAAACACCTGGCCCCGCTTTTTTCAAAATGTAATCTGTAATTTTATCAGGATTATTTACGATGCCATCTATTAAGTTTTCTCCCTCATAAATATCGCGGCTATATTCATCTTTGTTTCTCAATAAATCTGTTGCAGTTTTAAAAGAAATATCCAATCCTAAATAGGGTGCTGCTAATTCTTGGGTAGCAATTTTTAATTTATCTTTAAGATCTCTCCCCTCTCGTTGTTCAAATAAAACACGTAAAGGTTTTATGTAGGTTTCTGCCGGAAATATTGCAGTACCATCTATAAAAGTAGGTTTTCCATTTTCCCTTCCTGTGTATATAAGGGTACTGTTTTTCTGCCATTCCGGCAACATATCTCTAATTTTATCATCATCTTCATCATCAAAACCAAACATCGAACGCGTAAAAGCTGAAAGTGCAAATAAGGTTCCAGAAGCTACCATCATACCTGCGGCCTGTTGCATTGCCATTTTTGTTCTACCGGCTTCAATATCTTCAATAATATAATCAAGTCCGTTTTTAGTGGTTCTTATTGCTTCATACGGGAAAGAAACAAAGGTTCCTACAACTGGTATTCTCCTTAGCTTCTGAATGTTTCTAGGTATTTTACTGTAAGTAGGGAATGTGTTTGTTATTCTTTCTGCAGCTTTAGCTTCCGCATCTACTTCTGTAAATCCTGCTTTCATATATCGATTTTTGTACTCATAAAACCCTATAACTTTATAAGTATCATCACCCATTGCGTAGGCTGTTTGTAAAATCTCCATTGTTTTTTCTAATGGATTTTTACTTACTAATCGATCTATAGATTTACTGAAATCGTTTAATGTTTCCATTATTTCACCAGAAACAGCTCCATCAAGTAAAATACCTAATTTAATTAATTTTTGACGTTCTGCTTTTAATTGAGTTTTAGATTTAGCGGTTCCCCAAGCTTGACTAACGGCTGTTGCTGTACGCTTAGGATTACTCATAAAAAAGAAACCTGAATTAAGTCCTAAAAATATACCACTAATCACGTTACGTGCGGTAGTTGTTGGTGAGAGTACGGTTTTTCCTAATTTAGTTAATCCTGAAAGAGCTACCCAGGATTTATAGAAGCCATCTTCAATGGTTTTTAAAGGTTGTAAATCGGCTATTGATTCGGACATTTCTATAGGAACGTAAATACCGTGCAACGTATTCCACCCTTCACTATCAGGCACTAATTTAGTATAGCCTTCTTTACCTTCATAAGTTGCTAGTCCAGTATTTTTTAGCGCTTCAAGAAGCCTGTCTTGATATTCTAAATTGGCTATATAATTGCTTATTTTAAATGTAGTGTTTACATAATTGTAAATAGGATCCTTAGCTTCTCCTAGCAATTCTCTAATTGGCTCTGGTATATCTTTTCTTTTTTTAAGGAATGGATCGTCAGCTTTTCCATTAGATACTTCGGTAATAAAATCTTTATTACCTTTTAAGCTGTCTAAATACTCAAAAATCTGTTTTCTGGCTTCAGCTTCAGTAATTTGGCTTCCGAATAAATTACTACTGTTTTGCATTAAATAATTTACAGCGTTTCGTATTCTTCTTCTTTCCTCTTTATTGGGTCGTGTACTCATTAAGGCTTCTAAGTATTTAGGATTACTAAAAGCTTCATAACTTCTGTAAATATATTTTCCTTTATTAGATTTTATCGTATCAATTAAAGCTTGTTTACGCGCAATGCTTTCAGAAATAGCGGTATGCACTAAACTTCCTTCTTTGTATTTTTGAAGTTGTTTTTCAGCTTCTTCAATCTGTTTTTCGATTTTTGTATTTAATTGATCTGATAAACTGTCAATTCTATACCTTAAAGCATCTAAATCTGCAATTTGATTTGGGTTTAAAAATGAAATATCTGCATTTTTATCGCCATTTAAATAGTCATTTACAGCTCTTAAACGCTCATTAATTTTCTTTTTGCTTTTTTTCTTTATAGACTTAGTGATGCTCTTCAGTCTTGATGCTTCGTAAGAAATAGCATCTGTAAAAGCACTCACTTCGCGATCTTTAGAGCGTATAGTTTCAGCAACCTCTTTTGTGGCGCCTTGATTTGTTTTAAAAGTATTATTCCAAAATCTTTTAAAAACTCTTTGAAATCTATTTTGTTCTAATACTGGACCACCATCACTTAACGATAAATTTCTTGGTTTCTTTTTACCGGTAAAACCCATTGCCTGAACATCATCGTCAGGATCTTGATCGTTGTCTTGGTCAGAATTATCTTCATCTAATTCTTTTGGTTTGGTTTCTTTTTCTGTTTCGCCTTTCTGCGCTTCATTGCTGTCGCTAGGAGCCTGTCTGCTCGTGATAGCTTCTTGTTCTTGCTGTTGTATGGTTGCTTGTTGTCCTTGTTCATATTCATCTAGTTTATCTTGAAAATACTCAATAGCTTCTTCGTCTGTAAGTTGATCAATAAATTCATCATCTACTCTATTTGCTTCAAAGATAGCGAATTCTTCCGGAGTCCAGTTAGACATAGATGCTCTTAACTCTTCTTCGAACGCTTTTTCGGTTTCTAGATCTGTAATTTCCAGTATTTGTTCTTGAGCGTTTACTACGCTGCTAAATTCTTTTAAAACATCGATAATAGCGTTTTTTATATCGTATGTATCATAATCCAGATCAGATTCTTCCCATAACGCGTGTGCTAATTGGTCAACGGTAAGTCTTTCTCCTTTTTTAGAAAACCCGTTACCAGAAGCCCATTTTAATTCAGATTTAGAGGCACCAGTTTCTTTACTTGCATCTTCTAAATCTATTGCAACTCCTGAAGCTAATGCGTGTAGTGCTATTTCATAAGGATTTGAAGGTATAAATTCGTGTAGCGCTTTCATTCTTTTTTCTAAATCCTCTTCATTTATTTTTCCTTCGGTTTTCGTTCCGTAAGCATCTGCTTCAATTCTAGCATAATTAGCGTTTCTACCTATTGGTTTCCCAGTTTTTTTATCATAGCGCCACTTCTTTATTTCTTTTCCCGTCTTGGCGCTTCTAATGGATTTTACTTCGCCTTCATTATCAAAATCAACATCATATTCGGCCCCTTTGTGAGATTTTATCCTTTTGGTAGTTATTTTTGGTTCTACTACTTCAGTTTTTCTTTCACTTGTTGTAGGTTCAACGGGGGCCGGTACGTCTTGGTTTTGTTGTTTTGGGTTACTTGGTGAAGTTGTAGATTGAACTTCTCCATCAGGTTGAGTATTTTCTGCCGGTGTTGTTTCATTGGTATTAGTTTCTAAAGGTGTCGAATCAGACGGGTTTACTTCTTCTGGTTCAACTTCGGTTTCAGGTGTTGCTTCTTCCACCTCTGGCTGCGTTGTTTCTTCGGTTGGCGTTTGGTTTTCATTATTATCTTTGTAGTTTTCTAGTGAATTTGGATCAAAAATCATATATTCACTTTCATTAGAATTATGTTTAAAATAAACTCCTTCATAACCGTTCGATTTTAATAATTCAGTTATGTAATTAGTTTTTTCGCCATAATTTGTTAACTCCAATAAGCTTTTGTTAGGATCTAAACCTAATTCCTCTGCTTGTTTCTTAGTATGCTTATAAAGTTTTAAATTTTTATCTAGCTTTTTTGCTACTATTCTTTTCCCCCATCTACTTGCGAAATCTTTATTATTTGTAAAGTATGTGCCTTTACCTAAGAAACCATTATTACCGCTTTTACTTGATATTTTATTGTCATCGAATTTGTCAAATTCATTATCAGTTCCATGATAAATAATTGTTTCTTCGGTTGGTGTTTCGGCTTCATCAACTTCTTTATTTACAATTTTATCCTTTTCTTCTTTAAGTTTTTGAATCTGATTTTTTTTGTCCTTAATTAAATCTTCTTTAGAATCTTCATCTAGTTCGCTATCTTCTATTTTTTGAAGGTTTTTAACTTCTTTAGAAATTTCACCATCAATGCGTACTAATTCTTTAGTATCTTCCTCTGTCATTGATTCAGCTTTTTTTATCTCTTCATCAATGATGGCGTTTGCTTCAGATTCTAATTCTGTAGCTTTGTTTTCTAGGCTTTTTTTTATCTCTTCATCAAGATTAGGGTTTTTTGACTGTTCTTTGAATTTTGAAGCGCGCTCTGTGTTGGCTATTATTTTAGCCTTTTTTTCGGGTGTCATACGCTTGTTAGCAATATATCCGGCTAAACCGGTAGTAGCTCCGGTTCCACCACCCATAACTCCGCCAATTATAGCTGCATCTGCAGCGTTTTTAGCAATATTAATTAGACTAATTTCCTCTCCCTTAAACAATTTATCGGCCGTTTCTTGTATGACAACCGTTCCGGCTTCAGATGCCGATTCCTTCCCAAAATCTTTAATTACGGTTTTAACCAAACTTTCAGAAACCTCTTTCGCGACTTCTTTATTACCAAGTGCTATTTGTCGTAAAGGTTTAAGCATCCCTGCGGTAACTCTTTCAAATCCTCCCTCAACAACGCCATTTACGGTTGAGTTGGCCAATGACTTCATATCTAAACTTTCGCCTTCTCGTTCAAGTCTTTCTTGTTTTTGCGAAGCCGATCCTGCTCCTAGCATTACAAATCCTCCTGGTGTACCTGCAACTACTAAAGAAGGTAATGAGTTGGTAGCGCCTTGAACCACTCTGTAAGCTGCTTGATTGTAGTTTCCATTAGCAATATCATCAACAATGTTCCCTTCAAACTTTATGGTGTTTTCTGCTGCTTTATCTGCAATTTGAGTAAAGTGATCTTGTAAATCATCGCCAACAATTGTACCTAGCTTGTTTTCAGGATTCATTAACTTAATTAAGTTTTCCCGATCATCAACAGACAATTTATTAAACTCTTCACTATACTTATCTGGCATCATAGATAGAGCAATACCAGTTTTCATTTTTTCTAAAAACATAGGTATTCCATACAATCCGGCAAGTGTTTCTGCAGTACCGCTTTTAAGTTGGTTTTTTAAATCTGTAAACCAATTTATTTCTTCTTTAGAACTTTCAACTGCTTTTTCTTTTTTTAAATTGGTATCTCTGTTTTCAATTTCTAAAACGCGATTTTGAATTTGCTCGTTAGAAATTTCATACTCCTGAATACCTTTCTGTTTGTACTCCCTTTGGATTTCCTTTGCTGCTTGATCTTGAAGCTTTAAAACATTTTCTTGTGCTTTAGGAATTTTGGGTGAAGCCAAAGAAGTGTTTCCCGTAAGCCCATTTGATCCCAAATTTTGTTGAGGTGGTGCAGAATTCGATTCTTCTTTTTTTTTTACAGAAAAACGCGTACTAAAATCTTTGACATAAGCTTTTACATCTTGCTCTGGCGCGCCCTTATCAAGCATCAAATTTACATTTTTCTCTAACTTAGCATCGTATTCTTCTTGACTAAGTTGTTGCGGTGTGGGTTTGGTTACTTTGCTCATTATTCAGTTCCGTAAGTTCTTCTAATTTCTTCTGCGCTTAGTGGTTTTCTTTTTCCACCTTGCTTTTCGTATTTCGCTTTAGTGTAGTCAACGAATTCTTTTGCGTTTTTAAATCGATCTCCATTCTCTTTTCTAAGAGTTGAATTTCTAAATAAGTTGTTAGCTTTTTGTGCGCTTAACTCCTCCATTCCTAATTCACCGCCTCTTCTGTTTTTAACTTCTTTCCATTCGTATTTAGCGGTAGCATCATCATAAACTCTTTTAAATTTTTGAACATCAGCAAAAACTTTACCTTGGTCGGTAACTGTAACATTTTCTACCTCTGTTTTTTCATTTTCATTTTCTTCAAGCATCAATGAATTTCCACCATCAAATGTTACCAAATAACCTTCTTGTTTAGTAGGTAAATCACTTGCGCTATGTAATTCTATGGTCTTTTTAACCGGTTTTCCAGTTTGTTGATCAATGGCAATTTCTGGTGTAGAGTATTGATCTTCTTCTTTCTTTTTGGCTCTGTTTTCTCGCATACGAGAAGTAATACCGTCTTGATCAATAGTTTTACTTTTTGATAATTCTAAATTGGCTCCTAAGTCTTGCTGAAATTGACTTCTTATTTCTTGCAATTGCTGTTCATCAATCTGAGTGTTAGGGTCTAGGCCCATATCTAATAGGTAATTTTTTAAAGGAACACTGTTTTCTCCATTTTCAGAAACCGAAAATGTTTTGTTTGATAAAGCTTCTGCTAATTTTTGGCTTTGTGGGTTTATAGTAACATCTTCTGTGGTTGTAAAACCTTCTTGATTGGTATTAGTGAATGTTCCCATTAGCTTATTACCTTTTGCCAAAGCATCTTCTCTATTCCAAGTTGGTAGGTAGCTTGGCATTTGTCCGCTAGAAACTTCCTTAAAAGATATAGTTTGAACTTTTCCGTTTTCTTTGTTTTTATATCCATAAAAAACTTCTCCATCTTTAATAAAAACATCGCTCACCACTTCATTATCTTCTCCTAAATCATATCCAGACTTCATAAAATCATCTGCTTCCGGTGTTGCTCTAAGTGTACCTTCAGCCAATCCTGCTTGATTAGCTTCAATTTGCTTAGTTATTTGACTTGACATTATCTTTAGCTTTTCCGGAATAGCTTCTAATTTTTTCATTTCGGCCATAGCTTGAATTCTCTCTTCTCGTGTAACCGAAGTATTTGTTGGATCTGCTATTTTTGCATATTCATACATCTTTTCTTTTGCTCGCTCAACTCCGCGAATAACCAAGGTATTAAGGTCATTATTTTTGGTGTCAAAAGCTTTTATGCCAGATAAACTGGTAGCAAAATCTTCATCAAACTTTTTCTGCGCTTCTCTAGCTTCGGCTGCTTTTATTCTGTCGTCTGCAAGTTTATTCCGCAAAAACATATTGTTTCTGCGCGCTGCTTGGCCGCCCCAATATTGTGCGCTTTGACTTAAACCATCATTAGGTTTTTGTAATCTTCTATATGCTGCTCCTCCTGCCATTTTAATCTATTTTAATGTTTTGCAATTAACCAATTAAAAACCAAATGAACCGTCATAGCTCAAATCTATTTGTCCTGCTCCTTGTTGAGATAAACCGGTTGATCCTAAAGGCATCATATTCATATTTGGCGTTAAAGCATTAACTGTTGATACGTTTGGTCTATTGGCGTTTGGATTTTGACCTCCTAATAGGTTTGCGTTTGTGTAACCCATAGCCATTATGTTTTCTCCGGCACTCATTAAACCGTTGTAAACATCAGCTCTGCCTTGATATTTCATTCCCATTCCTACATTCATCATTTGGCCATAACCATCAAGTTCTGCTGCTTGTCGCTGCTCTGTCATTCCTAGCTTAGTGTAGGCTTTCTTAATTATTTGATCGTCCAAGTATGCTCTTGCTTGTCTGTTTTGATCATTAGTAGCGGCTTGAACTTTACCGGCTCCTCCCAAAACTCCTCGACTACCACTAGCTTCTAGCGCATCTATTGTTGTTGCTGCTGTTCTAGCATTCTCTTCCATCATTAATTCGGTTCCTTCTGTTGCTATAGGTATGGCCCCGTCAATATCTTGCCATTGAAAAGAATCTATAGCATTTTGTCCTTTTTGCATAAGGTTTTTCCCTTCTTTGGTCTTTTGGATACCTGCAACTGTTGAAGTTACTCCTCCTGCAAGTGCAAGACCTCCCGCTACTGCTGTTGTTACTGCTGCCATTTTATTGTGTTTTTTTTAAGAATAGTATTTGCACCATTCTACTATTACTGTCTTTACCAAAATTGTTAACCATATTTCTACCGTGATAAACGTGGGCCGGTAGCACTACCATTCTATTAAATTGCATAGCTATATTTATGGTTGGTGTAGCATCTTCTACAATTGGTTGATCTTCCTTTCCTATAAACGAACCTTGGTGTTTAAATATGGAAGTTCCTGCAACGTCAGGATGCTCCTTGTTTAAATATAGAATAGCAATCATATCGCCTATCATTTTATCGTGGTGAATCCAATTTGGTTCTTCTTGGCTCTTAGGCGATTTTCTTACAAAATTGTAACTACAATCAAATTCTTGAATTATACTAAGCAACTTACTTTCTACTTCATCACCGGACCTAAGTTGTATATTTTTAAAAACTCTTTCTCCGTCCTGAAAGTCTTGAAATACATTAGAATTTATGTCCTCTAAATGCGCTTCCGGATCTTGCAAAAAGTTATCTAAAACGGTTATGTGGACTACCTCTGTCATATCAACTTAATTACTTCTTTTGATTCGCTAATTGTATAACCTACATCTTTAAATGTATTGGTTAGATTCTCATTTTTAACTGAAGAAAAAACCAATTGAAATCCTAGTGATTTCCCTGTTTTTTCTAATAATTCTATTAAATGTTTTACGGCTTCTTTTCGGTCTTTATCTTTATATGAGGGGTTTGATACAATATACTCAATCAAACAAAAATTAGAATTGGTTTGATAGATAAATCCGGCACAAATATTAATACCATCTTTAGAAACCATAATACCACCTTTACCGTTATCAGGAAGCATAGTTTGTTTTGGAGCCGGAAACCTAAACCATTTCCACCATCCTAATAAAACTGGATAATCTCTTGTTTCTAATCTTCTATGCTTAAACATAACTTTTTACAATTTTGCATCCTACAGAAAATAATTCAATAGGTTCTGTGTTACTATTTTCTAGTACAGCTTTCATATAATATCCTCGCATTGGACCACCTTCTATTCTTGCCGGTTTTTTAGCAAAACAAAAACTACCTGGTACGGGTGTGTTTTGCAATGCTACGGTGATACTTAATTTATCTATGCTTTGAATGCTTCCTATTAATTGATTTGCATTATTAACTACTTGGTAAATTTCATCATTGGTAGATAGGTACTCTGTTGTGCCGTTAAAATTTAAAATATTATTATTAAAGCTTTCTAAAAGGCCAATACCTTGAGTTGATAAACTGGTGTTGTCGCTATTGTTCTCATTTCTTCTGGTGTAAGCAAAATACCTACTCTCTCTTTTTTGAAACTCCTCTTCTTTTATTGTGCTTTCACTTAAATTGGTGTGTAATGAAATATTCCAAGGGGTGTTGCCTTCAAGGTTAATGCTTTTAAATATTTTATCATCGCTTGGCAATTCATTGAAAACCAACTCAACTTTACTTGTGAATTGTTCTCCATAAAAATTATTTCGAGGTACATCTTCTTGGTTATGCAAGTAAAGTTGGCCGTCTTTAATGCTAAACAATCTATTGTTTAAAAAGTTTATAGCATCCGGAATAAACGAATGAAAAGAAGTGAATCCTTTTACCTTTTCTGAAAATGTTAGTGTTTTTTCCATTATAAATTATAACCTAATTCTCTTAAAGCTTCTGTGATTAAATTCAAGTAGTATTGAGGTGTTCCTCCGTCTGTTATATTTAACTTGTAATTTAATTCATTTCTGTCTGACAAACCATTAGTTCCCGAATAATTTCCTGTACCATTTCTTACCGCATCTAAGAACAAAGGAAAGGCATTATTTCCTGTTACTTGAAACACAACTCCGCGATAGTACGCAGGGGTGAAGGATTCCAATCTGTTTCTAAAAATAGCCAAATCTGTATCGTAATCGGCCATCCTAGGATCTGTGTCAGAAAAAGTATTCCCTCCGGTTCCATAGGGCGATGATTCATCTTGAAATACTAATGAAATAACATTTCCTTGTGGTGTGTTTCCATTAATGTTTAGCATATCTAACGTGCGTTCATTTGACTGGCTAATAATGGTTACACGTGAGCTATATAAATTATCATCATTGTCATACAAAGGAAGTAGTGCATCTTTTAGCAAGGTGTCTTTCATTGTTTGAAGCGGCGCCAAAGTATCGTCCATAGATCCCGAGGAATCAAAATAAATATAAATGTGAGTATTTCTATTTATCGATAAGCTTTTATAGTTCCATATCAAATAGAGAATATCATTTTGGCTATTAGGATTAAAAATAAAGCTACTTTTGTTTATTTCTGGAACACTTCCTTTATTTTGAGTTGTTATATCTAAACTGGTTGCCGATGCAATTAAATTTTCGATTTGGTATTCATTGTATTCTGTAGAGCTTATTAAATACATAAGTTCATTTGCAGCTTCCTCATCAAATCCACCGGTATTGATATAATCTTTTACTGCTTGAATTTCAATATTTGCTCCTGGTAACGGAAATTTACCTTCACCTTGTTTACCTTCAATTATTTCAAATAAAGTGATCTCATTTTCTTTAAAAATAGGTACTTCAGAGAAAAATGTGCTATTATCCCATTTAAACCTACTTGTCATTGTTTGGTTCTTATCTCCTTTATCGTTAATGATTACAAGGGCTAGTTTCATTGAAATTCCTGTGGGACAAGAGTTTTTGATATTATAACTTATGGTTTCAGAAACTGGTGTTATAGTAACAATTACCTCGTCTTTATCTAGTGTATCTCGATCAAATGTTAAGTTTCCAACTCCATTAACTTCTCCGGTATTGTAATTTTGGCCGTTAAATTCGGCTTGTAATATGGCTGTACCTTCTATATCAAAATTAATAACCACATCTCCTGACAGCTCATTGAGTTTTAATATATAACTAAATGGTTCAGTTTGATCTGACTTAAATATTTCTTGATTGCAATTCATAACCAAAGTTGGTAATTGTGGTTGCGTACCAAGAGTAATTACCACTTCATTAAAATAAGGGTCGAATGAGGCTATCTTTTTTGCATATTGGTTGGCTGTAAAATAATCTCTAAACCAATCAATCATACCAAAACTAGAAATTGGCACTATTCCGTTAAGGCTTAGTCTTAACCATAACCCTCGTTTTGCATCAGGAAACCAAATTTGATTACCTCTTTTTACTAACGCCGCAGGATCTTTAGAAATACCGCCTTCGTATGTGTAGTACACTTGACTACCTAAAACCTCGTTGGTCTGCCTTACTGTTGACCCCCCATCTGCATCATAAATAACACTTTTGTTATACAGTACTTTTGAAACTTTATCTTCTTGAAATAGAATTAAATCTCCATCCTTTGCGACAATTCTTTGAATGGGGCCGTACTTATCGTCAAAATCTTTATAATTTGCAGTAGATAAATTAAACTCATTTAAAGCGTTGTAATTTGTGCTTTGCTCAAAAATACCTCCATAAGTGATTGAAGATTGTCGGTGGTTCTGCTTGTAATCTTCAATTACTCCTATGGGCCTTGAATTTAATTTTAATGGTTTACTATTTATTAAATCTTTAATCTTATAGCTTTCAAACCCATTACCCCAACTAAACGCATTGATTACAGGTAGAATTAATTCTGCATTATTTGAGTTGGTTTGATCTACATCATCACTATCAAATCCTAAATGATTCCTGTTTTCATCAATATAAAAAGTCCTTCCTACCTCATAATAAATATCACTTGCCAAATCAATAGATTCGGTTTCAAATAAAGGTAATTCATCAAGCTTTCTAACTTCTACATAAACATCAGAATAAACTTTTCTGGATGAACTTTTTCTGCGCGATTCTATAATCATTCCTGAATATTTGCCATCTGGCTGAATATCTAAGGATGCAATCCCTCTGACCTGATCGCTATTAACTATGTTTACATTTCTAAACCATATGTTAGTGTAGTCTGGATCAAAGTTGTTTTGTTCATTTAACACATTATAAATCTCATCACCATAAAACCATTCTTCAAAATTTTCATAAGAATCATTAGCGATTAATTCTAGCAAAAATTGATCTACATCTTCACTTTTTTGTTTTTTAGAATAGTATTTTAAGGTGATCAAAGAGCCAATAGGTATATTCTGATCATATCCCATAAATGGATAAGATCTGTAGTATTCATCAAACTTTTCACCTATGTTCTTTTTAATCAACCATTTATCTTCTATGCTATGGCCGGTAGTGTTTCCAAAAGTAATTGAAACATCTGCATCTAATTGTTGTGATAATCCTGTTATTGCTATTCCGTTCCCTTGGTTGTCGTTCCAATTAGAATAAGATCCGTCTTTTGACTGCGTTCTCCATCTAAAGGTATCTTCGGTACCGTTTGTCGTTAATATTTCAACTTCATACCTTAAATCCTCCCCAAGAGTATATTGAACTGTTGGTGTTAAATCGTCTAAGGTTAATCCCTTGAAAATTGTAAAGGTATGGTCAGCTTGTTCCGAAGCGGTGTCATATCTATCTCTGCCGGAATCGGCTTTATGATAATCAGTTAACTCTGAATAATTGTACGAATCAGGATCAAAAAGTACATCTTCACCGGTTAAGCTTGTTTTTATATAATATCCTCCTGGCTCTCCCCCGTTTTCGGGATTATCTCCACTTATAAAGTTTTCATTCTTTTGAGCTATCTCTAGAACTTTTACTTTAATTACTTTGTTTTTAATTCCTTCTGTATCTGCTTTGATTATAATAAAATCATTTTCTTTTACTTTTTGAGCTTCAGAAGGTTGAATATAAAAATAGGTGTAATTACCTTGTTTAAAGAATAAAGTAGGTACTATTAGATTGTAATCTGTTTTTGATTCTTTTACATATACTCTATAAAACTTAGCAAAACAAGGAGCTTTATGGCGAATATCTAGTTTTAAAAGGTTTTTAAGGTTACTATTGCCTATTGGTATGTGTACTGAATTACCTTCGCTTTTAAGGCCTGTGGTTAACCTTCCATAATTATCTCCATAAGCTATAACAGCTTCATAATCCCTGTTAGATTTACACGTTCCTGAAGGGCCTACAACTTCTTTTGATATGAAACTTAGCGAATAATCAGGGTGAATTTTATTTCCTTTACAATCTTTAATATCATAGTTTTCAGTATAATTACCAAAAGCTAATCTATTAGAAATTACATCTTGAGCTAAAGCTTTTAAAGGCACATTATCGAATAATCTACCTAGTTCTTTTTCTGGAAGTGTTTTAAAAATTTTATTATTAAAAAACTGAAAAGAAACATTTTCATTATCATCCCAACCTTTGAATTTTTTATTGAAAGTTTCAGCTACATAAATATTGTTCTCTCCGCTTTCTTTGAATAAAATATCTATTTCTTCTACTAATTCATCACCGGTGTTAAATGTTATATTTATAGCGTTATAGCTGTTAACCATAGATTTGTTAGTCGAAGTATTAAAGTCATACCGAAATGATTTTGGCTTAAAAGCTTCAACGGTGAAAGGAGAGGTGGCGCTGTATTCTCCATCTATAAATTTAAAGCGATATGCTATTTGAAGCATCTTTTCTTTAATGAAATTCTCTTGATTTGAAGCGGTGTTTAATGGCTCTGTAATAGGAGGGTCTAATGGAGGTGCTTTTACTAATGATATGTGTTTATCTTCAAAATTATTTTCACCATAAGTTTTTGCGCGCTCAATGTTTACGCATCTTGGCGGTTTATTGTTGTCGTTCCAACATAAAAATCTATTGTCATTATCAGTATCAACAATTATGTTAATTGCCGTAATTAAAAATTCTTCATTGAAACCTAATACATTTTCATTTTCAGGTCTGGTGTCTTTTAGTACAAAGGAATAACTTTGACTAAGATTATCCCATTCTACTACATAGCATCCGGTATCTGACTTAACCATCCAATAAATCCTGTCAGTAGATTCATCTGTTAATGGTTGTGGGGTGATGGTTCTCGGGTTTGGACCAAAATTTATGTTGGTTAATTTTTTATTTCCTAAGCTGTTTTCAATGGCGCCAACATCAGATCCTTCACTATTGGATATACGAATATTCTCTGCATTACGCATAGTTCCAGGTTGGACTAGCCTTTCATCGCTGTCCTTATCCATAATACCTCTTAGAAAATTTCTTTTTATATCCATTGATTAAGTTTTAACCCATCTAGTACTTGATCTAAATGCTTTGCTTATTTCTGAAATGTTTAAGTTTGCCGTTCTTGCAAAAGCTTTTTGTTTTGAACCTCTATACTTTCTTTCTGCCATTATGATTCTATTGGCCGGTATATTTCTTCCGCGTTCAATAGCTTTCCAGAAAATCCAGTTTAATATAGGTTGTTCCCAGTATTTATGTACGGTTATTTCGCTTTCATCAATATCGTACCATTGTAGGCCATCGCTAATATAATAAACAGCAATAGGTTGTCTAGCCAAGCTGCTGTCAAACGAAATAACCCCTTTTCTTTTATCAATAGAGAACTCTCCGTACTTACTTAACTTACTGGTATCTAAATTGAATTGAGGGGTATGCGCGCTATACCCTTTACGTTGCATTGGCTTGTTGTAAATATTGTAGCCGTCTGCTTCTAGCGCTCCTCCCTGATCATCATACAGTATTTTAAAATTATGATCTTGTAAAAAGGTTTTGGCTCGGTTAGATTGTTTGTTTATATCTAAAGGATAAAGGGTTCCGTCTTTACCTACTTTAAAAACGCCTACCCAATCTACATAGTCTTGTGGTAAAATAAATTGTAAATCATCTCCAATCTCTAATTCAAGCTTTAATACGTCATTGGCCATATCAAAGGTTAAATCTTTAATAGCATCCTTAGCGTACTTTATGATTAAAGATCTTTTTTTATTTTTTAAATAATGATCAGGATCTCCTTCAATCTCCATCATCATACTATCGATAAGTTCGCTTAATGGAGTAAATTGATAGCCACCCCATTCAGATTCTGTCGTGTAATATGCTTGTGCGCTTTGTGCCATTGTTATAAGGTGTTATCTTTTTGGTAATCTTGCATTTCTTCGCTGTTGGCTATTTGAGTTAACTCATTTTCTTTAAGGTTAATACCAAAACTTTTGAGTACTCTTATAGTCAGCTCGTTTTCTTCGGCCGGGTGCATATCAACATCTTGAAAAGCCGGGTCTGCGGCATTGAACATTTCTACATCATTTTGAATAAAGTAAGTCCAATTTGGCCTTTTTGGGGTTCTTAAATAATACAGCGTTACCGTTTCTAGGGTGGTAGGCAAAACTAATAGTTTCTTACCTTCGGGATAATAAAGCGGATATGAACTTGTAGGTTTGGTATGCTTGTAACTGTCAATCAAATCAAATTGAGATCTGCTTAGAGCTAAATCAAAAGGCCTTCTGTTCTTTTTGTTAACTACATAATCTGTGTATCTATGATCATCAGGTAAATTAATACTAGCTACGGGAAATTCAGGGTGAGTAACATCTAAGTTAACTGAAATATCTTCTTTGAATAAGTAATGAGCGATTTTTTGTTTTAGCTTATCGCTCATATTTCCAAATCCATGATTGGTGATTAAACCTTTATTCTCCCTATTTAATATCCGGTTTAACTCTGCAAAATATTCCTCGTATCGCTCTAGCATACGGTCGTATAAAGCTATATTAAACTCTAAAGGTGTAACATTACCTTGCAGTTGATTGTTACTTATAAATCTTACCGTATTGAATATTCTGTTGATCATTGAATTGTTTTTTAAAAAAGAAACCCCTAAACTATTGTCAGGGGTTTCCGGGAAAATGACAATTAGTCGGCACTAATAGTCTGGGAATCTTTATTTTTTTCCTTTTTTGTTACCCCCTAATTTTTTAGATAACTCTTGTAAGGTTAATTCTCCTTCGCTAGAATTTAAGTGATCTACAAATTTAGAGATAGGACTTTGGCCTGAAGCTACCGGAACAATAACACCACCGTTAGCCCACGTTACCGCAGTCTTGTTGGGTGAAATTTCGATAATACCGGCTCTCTTTGCCTGAATAGCTAAAAATCTAACTTCGTTGGTTGGGTCTTGAGCTAATTCTACAAAATGCTTAGCTTGTGTCTTACCAGTAAAATCTTCTTTCAACTTGCCATCTTTTGTTTTTTCTTTGATGTACTTCTTTAATTTTAATCTAAGAATTTCATCATTAGAATCTCTGGTTCCTAAATCACCCCAAATAGAAACTGATACCGCTTCTCTTTCGCTTTGCTTCATTGAATTAAGAATTACGATAGCTTCATCTATTTCATCTTCCATTTGTAATTCAGCTAAAGCTTCTGCATCCGGATCAAAAAGTTTAAAGTTCTTATTAAACTCTGGGTGCGCTTGCAAATATTCGTTTAACAACTTATCTGCTTTAGGCACGTTTAATGTACCATCGTGAAACTCAATTGTTGTTGAAGGTAACTTCTCATCAATATCGTCAGCAAAAATAGTTTTTGATCCTCTCACATATCTAATTTGCTTTAAACCTTCTTCGGTTTCGATATAAGGGTTTTTTCTTAATACCCAAACCGGGGCATTTAAAGATTTAGATCTTTCAGTAAGTATATACCTATTCTGTCCTTTCATAATTTATAATTAAAGGCGTAGCAATAAGTATTGCTACGCCTAGTTTATTCTATCTGTTATTGAAGCCCCATTCGTTAGAACCAATAATTTGGTTGGTGAATTCAGAAGTATAATGAATTTCTAACGCATCTCTTCGAGTAGGGTTAGCATCCAATCCTAAGATTTTAGTTTCACAAGTTCTATCAATTTCACCAGATTTTCTGTGTCGAGTAACCATATATGGTCTAGCTACAGATTCTCCTTTTTCGGTAACTATTTTTTCACTACCCGGAACCATCAAACTTCCAATACCGGTATCGATGAATTTATTACCACCAAACATTGTTGGCTCGTCTAACACATCTAAACGAGAAACAAACATATGGTATCCGTTTCGGGTAAAGGCTTGAAAATCTAAGTGCAATGATAATCCTTTACCATCATCACCAGGACTGTTTTGGAACATACCATAATTAGTACCTCCATCCCAGTATGAGTTTTGAGAAGCAAGCAAGGTATTGTAATGAATCATTTGTTGTTGATCATTCCATAAGGTAAATGTATTCACATTTCCTTGTTTTCTTAAACGCTTGGTCCAATCATCAACATCAGTAATATCGGTAATATAACCGTTACCAACATTTCCTCCTGCTTGAATTTGAGGTATCGCACCGTCCATACCTTTCTTACCTGCAATAGCAGCGTTAGATCCAGCTACAGCTCTAGTACCAAATAAATTAGTAACCTCTTTCAAGTTTTCAAAACGAATACGAGTTCTTTCCCACTCATAAACAAACCACTTATCTTTACCTCCGCTTGGCGGTGTAACCCAAGTTAATTGCGCTAAATCAGATTTAGCCGCATCGTAAAATTCTTTGAGAATTTGTGGGTAATTCTCCTTAAATTCAGGCTTCTCCGTTCTTCCTTGAGTGAAGTTCTCTGTTTTTTTACCCCACTCATTTGAACCTACAAAAAGGTTTACAGTAGTTGTGGTGGTATCAAAAGGAAAGGCACCAGTTCCGGTTCGCCTGTGCGCTTTAAAGGTGTTTTCATCTACCACCTCATAAACATCGGCTTGCTCTTGATCTGTACCATCTGAAATCCAGATAATGTCATTTATTCTTAAATTGTGCTTTGTTGAACCACAATCAAAAACATCACCGGTAATAGTTACATCTTCTACTAATTGATGTAATCTACCTTGCTCTTGCCACATTACAATATCACTTGCAAATGGAATATCTCTCCCCATAAATTTGGTAAAAGAAAACAATTTACCGTTTCCATAACGTGGGTAAATATCAACCATCGCATCTGGCTCGTAAACCATAGCGTAGTCAAAATAATTCATAAAGTTAGCAGAAGTTGCCAACTCTGGGTGTGGAGTAGTTTGTACCCCTGGCGTTGGTTGTATTGTATTTGCCATTTTTAATTTCTTTTGTTAAATGAATACATAGGCCCAGACGTTGTATTACCTCCCGGAAGTTTTGAATGATCCACCTTATTCCGTTTTTGGGTGGACGAAGGTTTTGAAGATTGCGGATTTTTAGGATCTACAATGTTTCTCTCCTCTTTCAATTGTTCCTGAATACCGTTCGACAATGCTTGCTGAACGATCTTATTGATTGCATTTTCCCTAAATTCTCTGTTGGCCCACAAAAGTCCTTCGTTGAGTTCTTTGTGATTTAACTGGCCATCTTCGGTTTTAAACTTAGCCAACGCTTTACTTAGATCTTCTGTGGTAGATAACATACTCTGTTTATCTTGATCTGTGTATTGGTAGTTAAAATCAAAGCTTTTTTCACCATCTTTGGTGGTTAGTTTCGCGCTAAATTTTGCTTCAGAAATTTCATCAATAGCTTTTTGATTTGTTTCTAAATATCTATCGCGAGCATCAGTCATTTCTTTGTACTGCTCCTTAGTAACTTGCTGCCCATTATTCAAGGTTATCATTTCCTCACGATTACTTCGTTGAGGATCTTGACCTAATGAGCCTTGCTTTAGCTTCTCTAGGATTTCAGCATTTTTATTTGACTTATGTTTCCGGAATTTATTAGCATCTGCTTCTATGAAAACTTTGTCGTCCTCATCAAGCGATTTTAAATCTTCATCAGGATCAATATCGTACTTTCTTTTAATTAAAGCGTCAATCTTCTTTTTATCATTAATGCCTGATTCTTCTTTTATTTGTTCGCGAATTACATCTAAATCACTTACTTCTCCCCAATCTTTATGTAATTCATTAAATTCTTTTAGTCCTCCTCCGTTTTCTTTTTTAAATCGCTCAAAAAGTAAAACTTCTTCATCACGATCTTCTAAAGTGGTAGATTGTTGGTTGCCTTCAGGTTCCTTAAAAAGTTCATCGAAAGAATCTACTTCTTTTCCGTACTTCTTTTTAAAGAAATCTTTAATCTTACTTTCTTCTAATTCTGCCTGATCATCACTTGGTTCAGCCGCGTTACTAGGCTCATTACCTGATTGGGCTTGTGGATCTTGATTATTTTCCTGTTGATTGGAATCAACAGAAGGCTCCTGATTTTGATTATCTTCAGGCTGTGCAGCACCATTATCCCCTGATGGTTGTGCAGCATCTGTTGGCTCACTCCCTTCTGTTGGTTGAGGTGAAGCTGCTTGACTACCAAATTTTCCCGTTGGAATACTCATAACTAAAATTTAATTCAATAACAAAAATAATAGATAATTCTTATAATGCAAACATTTAGCAATTAAATTGCAATTATTTTACACTATAAATATTCTTGAAGTAATTTTTCAAGATCTTCATTCTCACTAAAATCAATAGGTTCGCTATTTAATTGTCTTTGTTTTATCATTTTTGAATGATCGGTGTTGTTCTTGTCTTGCCGCTTATCTTTTGCCTCTTCTTTATATTTGGCTAGATTTAGTGTGGCAGCGCTTTTCATTTGTTCTTTTAACAAGTCAATTTTCAATTCCTTATCTCTTAACGGGGCGTTTACTCTATTTAGGAAATCTTGCTCAATGGCTCTTATTTCTGCTAAGGCACGCTCTTTTTGAACATCAATTTGAGCTTCTGCTTGCTTCTCTTTAATACGATTACCACTTGCTGCATTTGCACTAGCAATATCATTTTGCGATTTTATTTTTGATCGCTGTGCTTCTTGCTGCATTAATTCTTCTGTGCGTTTCTTTTTACGCACTTTTAAATATTGAATAGCGTATTTCGGATTAATTTTCGCAATCTCTCTTGATTCATATACATCATCTTCATCTATTAACCCTTTCTGTAAAGCGATCTTCATATACTCATCAAATTTGGCCATTTCTTCAGGTGTAGGTAGTAATTCTAAACTAAAACCAAATTCGTGTAAATGAATAGAGCCTATATCCTCTAAAATATCTACGTTGAGTTTACCTACTGTTGTCTGGTAAACCTTCTTAATGTCTTTGAATTCGGGGAATTCAAAAATATCTGAAATTCTAGTCGATATTATTTCTGCTGTTTTTAACTTTATTTTTTTAGAAGCTTCTACAATATGTTGGGTAATGGTGTTTTTTGCCATTAATTGTGCTTGCTGTACGCCAACTAACATATCTGAAGGTTGCGTTCCGTCTGCCGATGGATTTATACCGGTTACTTCTCTTAGCTCTTGATTTTGATGCTGTAATACCTGAAGTAAATGAACAAGATTGGCCGGAATACCATTGTGTAATTCTTCTACGGCCCTGCCTTCTTTTACGTTTCCTAATTCATCAACAATTCTCTTTTTAAACACAATACCTTTTGCGTTGAATATAGATAAGATTTCTTTATAATCTACTTTATCTCCTCCGGTCAAATTGGCTAACATATCAAAGTCAATTTCAGCACCTCCTGGTTTTATTTCGGCAATAATGTGTTGAAGTTTTAACTTTGTAATATGAATTCTATCGGCAATAGGTATTATATCGCTCTCAAATGAATGAAGCTGATTCTTATAAATATCGGTAGCAAAAGTTATGTATCTAGACTGCGCTCTGTTTAAGGTATCTTTAGCAATGTTTTCGCTTTGTTTCCAACCATATACAATATCACTCCCTATTATAAAACTTCCTTCAAACCAAACATCAAAAGTCTTTGCTATGGTTTCGAATTTTGGTGTTCTAGGAGCGTTAAAGGTAGATTCTTTTCGTATTAACTTCGCTGTTCCTTTGTTGCTGTACTTTTTCTTATAAGCAACTCGTTTGCTTGTTTTATAGCTAAAATCTAAAACATCTACTTTATAGTCTAGGTATTTATCAACATCAAAATTACGAGTAAAATTATTGTGTGTGTAGCTTTTATTTCCGTTTCTACTCGCGTACTTTTGAATTACTTTTCTTAATTCATCATCAGATAGATTGGATTCTACACGCAACTCTGAAATAGTGATTGTTCTTACTTCTCCCTCGTAATATTTGTCTTTAAAATTATTGTCATTTTCTATGTAACTATGAATATAATTTTCAGCATTTACATATTTTAAAACAATCCCTTTAGTGGGGTGAACGTAACATTGCACTATACCAATACCCGATTGAACCAAGTCTTTGTTTACAGCTTCTTTAATATGATCCCACTCGTTCATATCAAAAACTGCCTGAACCAATAATTCTTCGGCTATTTCCTGTTTAGGTTTGAATTTTGTGCTAAGATGTATATCGAGTTCTTCATCGCTTTCAGGAATTACTTCTCCACCAGTAAGGTCTAAACCAAATAATTCTTTTGTTTTTTTGGTTATGTTTCTAGCATACATCTCCTTTTCTAAATGCTTTCTGTACTCTCCTTTTTGGTCAGATGAAATTCTATCTATGGCGGTAACTCCAAATCGGTAATACTTTTCGTTCATACCATTGGCTACCAAATTAACATATTTGCCTACGGTGTTATCTGGGCGCCAATCTAAATTTAGGTAATTCAGATCTTTGTCGTTTCGCGACATTAAATTTTGGTAATATTGAATAGATTGACTACCTCTTGAGTATAATCGCATTTTTTGAATCCACTCTCTTCTTCGGTTATAATCACAATCCTCTTGAATCATACCGCCTTCAAACCATTCTTGAGCAATGGCTTGTGCTACTTTTAAACCGTATTCATCTTGCACCTTATCTTCAAAGGGTGCTAAAGCATCTGGGAATATATTATTTTTGCTCATTTGTGCTTCGTTTACTTATTGAACTTGAATTATCGTATGTAGTAAGTGGGTTGCTAACCGGTCTTGACTGTGTGGTTTTTTTAGTCTGTATTCTTGGTTGAGTTACAATTGCAGCTAAACTTGATGATATATAAGCATCAAATTTTGTTCGCTTATCAGGATCAACTTTTAGCCATTGCTCAACTAAATCGTGGAAGTAAACTTCACCTATTTCACCAATTGGCCTTATTTTATTTGATGAGGCCCTACCTACATAATCATCAATAAAAGCTTCAATAGCATAAAATTGAGCATCACCTATTTTATTTCCTTGGGCCGGAATACCTCCTAATTCTTGCTCTGTGGGGTTTAAATCTTTAAATGCTACGCCAGGTCTTGTTAGTACAAAAGGACGATAACCACGCGCTTTTAAATATTTAAGAAAATCATCGTTTGATTGCTCAATAGCTGCCGGCATCGAGTAATACACCATAGCTTTAATCATATCTTCATAAAAGATTTCAACCTTTGGCGGTCTTGCTAAGTATTCTAAAAAGAAAAATCTACTAGGAACTCCTTGCATATTGTTCTTGGTGAGGCCGTGAATTGAACCATTAGATCCGCGACCATCTGCTGTCTTACCTCTATTGTATGGATCACAACCAAAAGCTCCCAAATGTGCGTTAAGTGGCTTCTTTCCGCGTGGTGTGTTTTCGTACTTGTTTCGTAATTCTTTTGAAGGTTGCCAAGCTATTTTCCATCTTCCGCTTGGGTTGGGTGTAAATTTTACTTCACCGTCTTGAATACCATCCACCCAAGTTAAATCACCTACCTGAATTAAAGCCGGATTCATTTCTTGATTAATCCAATCTAATTGATCATACAGTTTTTGCGCATTAAAACGACAATCTGTATTGGCACTTCTAAAAGCATCAATTATTGTTCTAGGATATTTTCTTTTTCTACTAGCAAGCTTATCCGGATCGTGTTTTAGCGCATCTTCTTTATTGTTGAGGTAACGTATGGCGCCAATCTCCTTTAGCTTGCCTTCGTTATTTTTTATTGGGGTTTCAGGATCTTCTAAAATAGGATAACCAAATTCATCAAAAAATCCTCTTATATTGTATTCGGCCGGAATAAAAATTCGGTATAAACCGCTTACTGTTTGATCATTGCCATCACGATTGTTCACGTCTGAATGATCCCAAACAATCTCAAACTCTCTCCCTCCTCTTTCGGGAGCTTCAATGGTAGATCCTACCATTGCTTTACCTACAATTTCATCTCCTTCAACCAAACATTCTTTGGCTACCTCCCAGTATTCACTAAACGGAACATTGGTAGGAAACTTACCCGGCTCATCTATAATTTGAATTGGAGCAATACGCTCTGAATCCATCGAGTTTAAATCGGTGTTGTACCAGGTTATAAATGTATTTAAAGCTTCATCATCTGAATAATCTGCCGATGTTTTGTGGGTAATTCTTTTGGCCGGCTTAGTAAATGCTAATTCAGATTTTGGAGAATCGGTACCATCGGTTTGCGGTTTAAAAAAGAAAGGCAATCGCTTGAAACCTTGAACTACTTTTCTAAATGCTGACTTAGCATCTTTACCGGTTTTTGAAATGATCCCTATCAATCCTTCGCGATAAATAGTACCTCTATTATTACATTCTGATTGCTGCATTGTTGACCATCCTAAACGTCTGTTTTTCACGTAAAGAATACCGTAACATCTCTGATCTGCATAACAGGCTTCCCAAAATAACATCAACTCTTTTTGAGTGTATCTAAAATGAGGGTATATACGGCCTATTGCAAACCATTCTAAGAAAAAATAATAACTACCCGAAAAATACTCGATTTCACCATTGATATAAATGAAAACGCCTTCTTTTCTTCTTCTAAATTCTTCAACTATATAATCATAGTATTTTTCTTTGTTATCCTCACGTAAACCCTTTGGCATTTCTTGGCGCTTCCATTTTTGCTTGTACTGGGGTAAATCGTGGTTGATTATTTTTGTTTTGTCTTTAGGCACTTCAGGAATACCAATACGAATACCGCTTAGCTCATAAATTTGGCCAAGTGTACCATCTTTAGAAACGATAACTATATCGTATTCTTTGTTGTAACCATATTCCCAAGAATTGTTTTCGTTTCGTTTCTTGCGAATACCATTAGGTACAATGTCAGTTCGTATTTCTCCTAAAAGTTCTCTCATTTATTCTGCATTTGCTTCAGCAAAATTCACAACATTTCTTTTTTTACTTTCTTCGCTTACTCCGTTAATATCTTCTTCTAATAATTGAAGCTTATCAAGGTAGTAGCTTACATCTTCTGTAGCCATCTTTTTACCTTTTAATACATTGTGAAGCTTGTCGTCTTTAATATCTTCAGCAATATCTTCTCCGATAATGGATAGGCATTGGTCAATGGCCGATCTTAACTTTTCAATTAATTCCCCTTTCTTTTCTCTACTATAATTTTTATCACTCATAACTACTAATTTAATAGATTTTATTTATAGTTTGTTTTTTTATGAAGAATAATATCGTTATTTTCCATATGCCATAAGGTCTTACCGTTTATCTTAAACTCATATTCCCGATCAATTTTAAACATCACTTCATCACCAACATAAATACCTAGTTTTGTAAGGTTGTTGTTTGAGTAGGCTACAATGCCTTGTTGGGTTTGGTTGCCTTTATAGCCTTTTTCTTTTTCAAAAATCGAATCTGGAAGCAGCAATCCTTTAGGTGTTTTCTTTTTTTCTTTGTCTATTTTTATAGGCGAAATAAATACGCTGTCTAAATGAGATTTCCATTCGTGCTTATTGCTTTCTCGATACATTACAATAAGATTAGGGGTGAACCGGAAATAATCTTTTTTATCATCTACTAAAAATGAGCTTCTTGATTTTCCTACCTTATCATAAAAATCATTAAGTAAAGAGGTATGAACCACTATAACTTCATATCCTTTTTTAATAGGACTTTCAACTTCTTGATGTAACGGAACAGAAACCACTCTGCCAATTCTATTAATCCACTTAGGTTGGTTGAAATTTGGATTGATTTTTAGGCTATGGCCCGAAACTTCAAACTCTGTTTTGTGTGTTTCTCTAAATTCTATTATGTAGTCTGTAATACCCTGCATTATACACTTAATTTATACTCGCGATCATAGTTAATACCGGCAAAGATTTCCCACTCATCATTTCTTCTGTACTGCAAACCTTTAAAGTAGATTCCGCTAGAAGTAACATATCTTGTGGTAATCCATTTTTTAATCTCCTCCTCGGGAGCTTCTTTGTTGACTAATCGATACAAAGTTTTTGAGATACCACAGTTGTATGCGTGTGATACTAGCGCATCAAATTGGTGTTGTTTAACCTTTATTTTTAGGTATATGTTTACCAGTTTTTCAGTCTTGGATAAGTCCTTATCAAAATATCTATCAGCATCTTCTAAGGTCTTAATTTTTCTATAAGGCATCACGCTTGATAAGCTTGGGTAATCTTCTAAGCGCATATACTTACCTCCCTTTCTCATAGGGTGGCCCCAACCTTCTGTCCATATACCGGCACCATCTAATTTTGGTTGTAAGCCAATTTGTGTAAGGTCGCCATCGTGTAGCGTTTCATACTTCTTTATGAATGTCTTTATCTTGTCGCTTGCTTTCATTTTTAAACCTTTATCCTGTTGGTGTTTTTTTTACTTTTTGCGAATCTTGCAACCTTGCAAAATGAATTTCCTTAACAATGCGTTCTGGAAGTTCATCCATTTTTTTGTCTAAATTTTGCTCGTGTTCTCTACGCTCTTTTACATCTCGCTCACGTATATCGATCAACTTTTCACTAGAATCGCGCATCATCATAAATAGATCATAATATTTGGCGCGCATATCTTTTGCTTCGTTTTTCCACTCTTGAGCATTATCGTCAATTTTGGAATAAAATTTATGCACAACAATTATTAAGAAAATGGCGACTGCGCCTATTAATCCGTAATCAAGGAATATATTTGCTGCGGAATCTACTGGTATCTGATAAAACGTGATGAAATTCATTGTTAGGTGTTTTTTTAAGCAGCTTAAAAAAGGAACTGCTTAATTAATTGATATATTAGCGTGAACAGGAAGGCTACCAAAGTGCCGACTGCTATGTCGCTCCACGAGAATTTTGCGTTGCTTGTTTTTTTGTGGTATTCTTCCCAAAATAAAGAGAAAAAGAATGCTGCAAAAGCCACTCCTAGCGCCATATAAAAAGGCGGATGAGGTGATAAGAATAACACGTTTGCTGCTAAGGCGATTATAAACGCAATTAAAGCGTGCAGGTGCCAGCGTTCTTTTTTAATTTTTGCGATTAAGTTTTTCATAAGATCTTCCATATTGTTAAGATTAATACTAACACTACGCCACCGCAAGCAATTAAACCTTTACGGCCGTTCATTGTGCCGTCTGTGTTGAATTTGTATGTTGTGTAGGCTGCTATTAAGACTACGCTTGTTATTACGCTTATAGCGTGCGTGGTTTCTGTTAGTTTGCCTATTGCAAGCAAAATGATTACCCATAAGGCTTGTAAGCCGAATCCCGATGCGAATAATTTTAAGTTTTTCATTGATTTTGATTTTGATTGATTAATTCTTGTTGATACTCATTGATTTTGGCTAGGTCATAGCCGTAGTAGCCTAAAATGCCTTTTACTCTTTTTAGGCTTTCTCTAAGCATATTTTGCCCTACTGGTACGCCACGAACGCCCTCGGTATTGGGTGCTAGTACGTGTTTAATTTCTTTGTCATTGTAAATTACATCTACTATGGTGTTGTCTATTTCTTGCTGTGTCATATTGCTTGGTTTTATGCGTGGGTTATGGTATGCCCGTATTGATTTTGCAGTACATATACTTTTTCGCCCTCATTAGCAGGTGTGCCGTTAGATACGCCTTGAATGTAACCTTGCGGTGCTTGTTTTGTACCTGTGAATGCAAGTGAACTATGTCCCCAACTTATATCACGAAAACGGTGCGGGTACTCGCCACCAAAGGCGTTAGGATCTTCTGTAATGTTGGCTTCGTTGGTGCAAAGGGTATAGAATGAATTGATGAACTCGTCAAAACGTGCGTTGGTATGTACAAAACTTTCGAACAAGTGTATTTTTCGTAAACTTTTTAAGTTTTGCCACTTTAAGTTTAAATCAAATAAATCAATATTTCTAAAACCAATCCAAATTGTTGATAATTTAGGGGTATAAAAGAAGGGCATTTCTATATCATCTAAAAATCCTGTTGTATTTCCAATATAAAACCTATAAAGGTTTTGTAAATGAAGAGCTTCAGTAGGAAAAGAATTAAACTTATTTCCACTTACATCTAAGAACTTTAAGTTTATTAACTCACTTATTTCATTAGGCAGGCTTTGTAAATCACAATATGAAATACCTAATTCTTCTAGGCTTGTTTTTAATTGATTTATTTTATATAGATTAGATTCTATATGGTTACTTAAGTTAAAAGTATTTGATGCTGATATTACTCTTAAATTAGAGGAAAAAACACCGTCTGGTAATTTAGTTAATTTGTTTTGTGTGATTCTTGAGTATTGTAAATAATCTAAATTTAAAGGAAAATCAATTGGTATGTTATCAACATATTGCGCGAAACTATATCTAATTCTTTCTATTGCAGTAAATTCAACCATTTCAATAGGCAAACTACCTCTTAACTCTATAAATTGAAATACAACCTGTGAAAGAGAAAGCGGTTTTTCAAATTCAAACGTGATTTTTCTTCTACCAGAATTACCGTCTTGAAAGGTATGTTGGGGTATCACCCAATTAGGCGTTTCATCGCCTAATTGATAACCTACCTTATATTCGTTACCAACTAATTCAAACTGTTTAGTAACAACTGTTCCGTCACCATAATTAATTACAACTGAATTAGGAGTCAATGAAGTAAAGGTTATATATTCATTACCACTTATAGTATTGGTATCATTATTATAATTATAATAAGATTGTGGGAACCAACTACCTTGTACTTCATAGGTAAGTGATTTTACTTTCCGTTGTGGGAAGCCGTTTTCTAACTTCACTATTTTTCCGTCAACACTATAAAACATTTCCTCCTGTGGTTATGGGTTGCCAATCGTTTGTATTGTTGTCTGTTTTAATGTAAATCGTGTCAATCTCCTTGCAAACTACTTGAAATCCGCGTGAAGCTTCAGGGTAAGCAGTATTAAGATCTGTTTTTGTCATTGCTGTATTTTGAGCATCACGAAATACAATTAATTCTATTATTCCCACGGTTTCAGACTTTGCGCCTGGGGTAACAATCTCTACGTGGTTTTCGGTTAAACCTCTGTGTTCTGGTCGATACTTAGAGGCAAAAGCATCTACTATCTGCCATTTTTGTATGGCATCTATGTATATGAGTTCGCAACTACCTTGAATACCTATATTTGCTAATCCTGTGGGTAGTTTTATGCGGTTTGCTTCTAGGCTGTTGGTGTCTTGGTTGTTGAGTATAACTTCATAATCGGAGTTATTAATAATTACTATGCGCTTGTATTTCTCAGGATCAAATCCTGTTATAATTGCCTGAGCATTGGTGTTAGTTAATACTAGCACGTTGCCTGTTAGGGTTACATTGTGGTAGTTACCGCCGGAGGTGATTTCTTGCAATAAAACATTCTTGTACTCTTCTAATCCGCCGTTTTTTAAAAAATACAACTTATCATTTTGTGGTGATTTAGTTTGAAAATTACTGAAGTCTGGCAAATCACCTGGTTGAATAGCGCTATAAATCTTAGCTAATTCTAAAAGACTTATGTGGTATCTCTGGCCTTCCTCACCTCCTTGTATTCCATCTAAAGCATTGTGAGAAGTCAAAACCTTCTTACCTCCTACTTCAATTAATTCTAAGTCGTTAGCTTGTATTAGAGTATCATTGTAACCTAGCGTAATTGGCTTTTGGCCCACGTATAGGTATTTATAATCTTCACCATCTAAAACTCCTTTAAAAAAATAAATAGAATCTTGGTTTAAGGTAAAAGATTGCGGATTGGATGCGTTGTTGATAAACTGGGTAAACCCTCCAAATGAGGTTACATCGCCAAGATCTATCACTTCACCTTCTATGCTAGATAGGCTTTCTTCGTTGTATATTAATTCAAAATCTGAAGGAGCAACAGGATTGCCGGCTGCAAAACCATAATCACCTTTACCTTTAAAAACAAATAGGTATTTTTGCTCTGCAAAGGTTTCTTTTTGAACGGGTTGGGTATTTTGTAATTCTTCTAGGTTTACATAAGGTAAAATAGGTGAAAAAATTTGTTTACCATAGAACCTTAATGGGGTATTTGTAGTGTCTAAAGTAGCTAACCTTGTTATGCCTTCGCAATCTTCATATTCAAATCTAAATACAGAATCTTCATCTAGCAAAGTCATTTCATAAAGCTTACAAGATGTTGGTTCTGGCGTGGTTTCTTTAAAAGATCCTTTTAATATTTTTACCAGTAAATTTTCTTCTTGAGAAAGTGAAAATCCATCTGAATTTAGTTGCTGTATGCCTGTATTGAAAACTTTATTATCATCAAGTCGCATATTGTGCTGACCTAAATCAATAACTTTTATTTTATTGTTTTGCTCTGATAAAAAAGAAGCATCTAAAGTAACACTATAGGTTTCTCGATTTGATAAAGATCCTGTGGCAATTTGATCTATCAACTCAACTTCTATAGTAGAATAGGTGTCATTCTGTAAACCGCTTACTACTTTAAAATAAGAAAAATTATCTGGGTTTCCAGGTTTACCTATTTTAAGTGCTAACGAATTAGGGTTGTTGATTAAAGTTTCAAAATACTTTTTTAGATCAACGCCAAAAGCGTTAATATGATTAAATCTAAAATAAGTAATTGCAGAATAATCTGTTTGGTTGTTGTCTGTGCCAAAAAATCCGGGATCTTCGTGAGTAAAAACCGCCCCGTCATTATCTGCCGATCCATCAGAAAATGTATAGGCCAATGTAGCAACGCCTACTAACTCTTGAAACAGATTTACTAAAGCGCCTATTTTATAGTTTTTAGTTTTCCCGTTATTTTCTTTATCGGTTCCAATAACGTGATCATCCAATGAAACTTTTGTGTCAAATGGGTAAACGTCTGTGTTTTTTATCCTAGCCATTACTAATGAGTATTCCTATTATTATTCCAAAAAGTGTTGTTATGCCCGACCACTTGAATACCGATTTTTTTAAGCTTATGATTTCCCCTTTGTGCTTTTCTTGTATTTTATTGCTTAGTATTTTATCATCTTTGCGTTGAGATTCTAATAGTTCTATTTCTAAGTTTAACTGCGGAATCAATCCATATTCTAACTCATTAATCTTTCTATCTTTAATTCCTAAGAGTGTGTATGCTTGGTTTAGTTCTTTTTTATAATCAGTAATTAATGAATCGGCATAGCTTTTAAACGCAACATATTTTGCAAATTCATTGAGTTTTTCATAGCTAACAAACCTACCTTGATTATCGAAACTGTACGTTGTTTGCGAGTGAATCGAGAAGCTGCTTGTTATAAACAGTATCATTAATACCATCAAGCATTTTTTTCTTTTCATCTTTAGTTTGCTTAAAATTTTTTAATTTCTCTTCTGCTTCTCTTTCTTCATCTTCAATTACTGAAATTGCATTTTTTGTAATTAAAATTGCATTTTTAAGACTGTCGATTTTTAAATCTTTTTCCTTAATATTCTGCTTTAATTCCTCAAGATATTTTTCATTAACAATTGTATCATCGCAATTAAAAAGCATATAGCCAACAAAAAGTCCTACAGAAAAAAGAAGCAAATAAGTAGCGATAATACTCTTCATAGATTTATACGATAAACAATAACGAAGGTATAAATATAATTTATATATTGCAAGTAAAATGCAATCTTGATGCAATTATAAATAAATAGTATGTTTTATGAAGGAATGAAGCCTTTAACCCCTCGGGCCGAGGATAGCAGGGTAAGTACAGATACTAGAAGGTTATTAAGAAAAGCAGGTTTTCATATAAACCATTACACTAACAATAAATATAGACACGTGAGGTTTAGAAGTAAAAGAGATAAAAAGAAAAAAGAAACAATAGCTTTAAAAACAAGTTTAGATTTTGCTTGTATGCAATATATGGGAGTTGTAAGGCACTATATTCAGCGTAAGCACAACTTAGTGTTTAGAGAGCTAGAATTACTTCTGTATTTATATCCGGTGCAATTTTGGTCTAAAAAAGACTACAGCACTTTTCCTCATACCTTTTCTACGCGAACAGTCAAAACCTTATTTAGAAAAGGCTTATGCGAGCCTATATTTGATAACATTGCACTTAATTCTGACAAGCAATGTTATAGATTGAGTAAATATGCTAAGCGTATTGTGGCGGCTTTTTATGATCACCTTCATTTACAAAAGACAATTCCTGAAGAGGCTAAGAACAATCCTTTATTTAGAGTAGATGTTGCTCCTATTGATCAAATGAAAGCTAAAGCGATTTGCCAAATGAATCAGATAATTAGAGGGGATGAAACTAAAACAGATGCTCATATTAAATTAGATGCGCGCATACAAAAACGCGTAAAGGGTAATAGCGATGAAGCTAAAGAGCGATTTAGCGATATTTTTGAAAAAATAAAGTTTCAGCAAAGGCTAGACAAAAAGAAAAAAGAAATTGAAAAAAGGAAGCGTTAATCTTCCTTTTTTTTTACTGATCCTTTTTTAAAAGCTTCTCGCCTTATCATATTATTCTGGTCTTTAAACGGTTGTTCTCGCATTGATCGCATTAAATCTAATCGCTGATTTTCTGGAATTTTACCAAAGTATTTAGGATTAACACGATATACGCCACGGCCATAACTTTCTTTTTTAATGAGAATATCTTGTTGAGTTAACTCAAGAAAACCCTTATTGATTGTGCCATCTTTGTATTCGGGTAATTTTGCAGCTTTGAGTATTTTATTAAAATGGTACTTTAAAAGCTTATCGTTCGCAATGAAGTTCCACCGGTCCATTTCTTGCACAATAAAATCTAACAAAGTTCTTGCTGCCGGGGATAATTTAACTAGAATACTTATGCTGTTGGAATAGCATTTTACGTTGGCCGTTTCTACTTTTTCATTGCGCCATTTCGGGTATTTTATTTCTGGGGTGCTTTTCTTTTGGTCTATCCCAACAATGTAACGTAATATTTTTTTCTTTGATTCCAAGCACTTTTAATCTCTTTTTTATTTTTTATCTATCATTACAATTGAAGGTAAAATACACTCAATAATTGCTAATTGACTTTCTCTATCATCAGCTTCAGGGAAGTATTCTTTAATTACATCAAGATCAAATTCAATTAGAATCTGTTTATGAGAATTTTCGTTTTTTAAAACTTCTTTAATTATAACAGACCTACCGCTTTTTGGAAATTTATTTTCTTTCGAATCTTTACTAAATGGATATGTTTTCATAATTGGTTATTCTTTCTTTTTTCTACCGCCTTCACCTTTGCGTGCGCGATTATTATAAGATGAAATAAAACGATTAGAATGATGATCGTAGTCTTTCCCTTTTATATTCTGGCCTTTTTTCTTGGCTTCGTATCTTTTTTTACCCGATTCTCTACGCTTCTTTTTTTGCTCTGGACGGGCATTTATCCTCTTATCGGTTTCTGCTTTCTTTTTGCGAGCTTCCGGATTATCTCTGTAATATTTAGCGCTTTTACTAAGCGCTCCTTTCTTTTTTTTAGGTGGGGCCATTGTTTTTTGTTTTTTCGTAAGGATCTATTCCTGCTATATAAATAGGCTCGTAAGTAGCTTTGAAAATTTCGGGTTTACAAGGGTAGCATTCTCCTTTAATTCCTTTTATGATATAATCTCCAAGATTAGCTTTCATTTCTCCTTCTAAGGTTTCTATGGTGTAATAAGGTTCATTTCCATCTTGAAACCAAGCTCTACCGGCTTTTAATTCTTTTATAAACCAATCTGGAGTATAACAAGTTTTAGTGAATTGAAAAGCTTCAATTACGATCGGTTTTTTTCTAAACTTTGCCATTACTTATAAATTATGTTGTTCGATTTTATAACACCAAATGCTATCGTAGCAACCGTAGTTGTAGTTGAATTTTTGAATAATTTTATTTATCACTTCTCCTGTTTGCCTTCTACACCTCTTTTTTTGCGGTCTTTTGTTCTTTTTTCTAACCACATTAAAGATTCCTCCAATTTAGTTATAACAATTGCATTTTCGCGACAAGGGAATTTACTTTGAAGATGATTCATTCGGTTAATTAAAACTTCAAGAAGCTCTTCATTGGTAGTTCCGTCATTCAAGGTTGCTAATTCTGTGCTTCCTTCTGAAATTGGAGCTTTTTCGATAAATTGGATTTCTTGATTTCCTTTTTCTGTTTCAAATCCTTCTAAAAGATATTTGTGTCCTGGGGTTATTACTTTCATTACAGTTTATTTAAAAAGTTATACAATTTTTTATTCCAACGAGCATCTTCTAATGCGTTATGCTCGTTTTGTTGTTTTGGGTAGTTAAAATCCTTTTTAATAGATTTTAAAGCATCATCATAACTTAAAATAGTATGATTGCCGCTGTTGAAACATTGTTTTTTAATCTCGTTTTCTACAGCATCATCAAGCATCTGTTTTAAATCACGGCAGTACATTGGAAAACTTTTAGGTAAGTCGTTCATTAATCCAAACAACCAACAAAACACCACCCAATCATAGTCTGCATAGTAAGCGTAGAATTCAGGGTTTTTATCATTTTTCCATCCTTTAGATTTTGAAAAATTAGGCATTAAAATTTCGGGATTGATGAAATGATAAATTTCTTTAGCAATTTGTTTATTGGTTTTACCGTATTTATTTAAAAGCTTTTTGAAATTAGAGTAAGTAAACTTATATTCAATATTTACGAAATAAGTATCTATATCTCCTTGTTTCCTGTAAGACTTAACTTCTTCTAAGTAGATATTATATAACTCATTGAATATTGGTTCCAATACATTTTCGCGAATCCAATATTGTTTTATTCCATCCGGATAGCGGTTTCTTGCATCACCACTTACTTGTTTTAGCTGATACCTATTCCAAGCTTCTTTTAAATTGAAGTCCTTAGAAACTGCGTAATATTCTCGTTCATCTTCAGACACGACACCTATTGAAATTAAATCGATGGTGGGTTTTGTTTCTCCAAATGGAATACCGAAGAACCTCTTTTGTTGAGGTCCTTCAATAAATTCCGTATCTAAAAAATATTTCATACTACTCTTCTTCTGCAAAGGTTAAAGCTCCTTCTGTTGTAAGCATTAAACCGGCAACACTTGCAGCATTCTGTAAAGCTACACGCGTTACTTTTTTAGGATCTATTATCCCGGCTTCCATCATATCTACAAACTTGTCGTTTCGTAAATCATAGCCTTGGCTCCATTTTCTTGCGCGAAGTAATTTATCAATTACCACGTCTGGTTTTCCGTTGCCATTTTTTACTATTTGACGAATCGGGGCTTCAATAGCTTTTTGAATAATCGCCACTCCTGTTTTCTGGTCTTGGTTTTCTACCTTTAACTTTTTAAGCGCTTTCATTGCTCTAACTAAAGCTACACCTCCGCCTGGAACCACTCCTTCTTCACTAGCCGCGCGAGTAGCTTTCACAGCATCTTCAATACGATCGCGAATTTCATAATACTCGGTTTCTGAATAAACACCAATATTCAATTCGGCCGAAAGTCCGTTAAGTTTAGAAATTCTATTTTTTAGCTTTCGCTGAAGCGTTTCGTCTTTTTCTTCTTTCAGGTTCTCGCGCAATTCTTCTATCTTGTTTTCGATAGACTTTTTATCGCTATCTCCTTTTATGATATTTGTTTTACGCTCCTGAATAATAATTTTATCTGAAGTACCTAAGTGAGATTCGTTCACTTGATCTATGGCTAGTCCAAGGTCTTTACTTACAACTGATGCTCCTGTGGCCATTGCAATATCTTGTAAATACTCTGCTTGTTCCTTGCCGTGTGATGGAGCCTGAATAGCAACAAAGGGCAAACGCTCTTCTGGTTTACGTTGGTAGTTAGCGTTATTTAAAAGTAAAGATAAGGCTTCATTCTCTACGTCATTAGCAATAAAAACCAACGGGCGCTTATTTTCTAAAGCAAACTCTACAACCGCTTGAATGTCCTCATATTTTTTGAGTTTTTCTGCAGCAACATAAATCAACGGGTTAGAAAATTCCACAGATCTTTTCTTAAAGTTATTAATGAATAGCGGAGAGATATATCCGGATTCAATTTCATAACCTTCTATAAAGTCTAGGTATGTTTTACCGTTTTTAGAATGTTTTACTTCAATGTGGCCTTCCGGCCCAATTTTAGAAAAAGCTTCCCCAATTAAACTTCCTAGTTGTTTATCCCCATTGGCACTAATGGTGGCTACTTGTGTAATCTGCTTGCTATCCTGTTTTACCGGAAGCGCGATTGTTTCTAGTTGTTTAGTAATGGTTTCAACGGCTTTGTCTATTCCTTTTTTAAGATCCATAGGATTGGCTCCGGCCGTTACGTTTTTTAATCCTTCTTCTATAATTGCCTGTGCCAAAACAGTTGCCGTAGTGGTTCCATCACCAGCATCTTCGTTTGTTTTGCTTGCAACCTCTATGGTTTTTAAGGCCCACATATTTTTCAACGGGTCTTTAAGCCTTACTTGCATCGCAACTGAAACTCCATCTTTTGTAATAAGCGATCTACCTCCCGGGAATGGTAAACTTACATTTCTACCTCTTGGGCCAAGTGTTGATTTTACAATATCGGCCACTTCTTTCACTCCTTCGCGCATTGCTTTTCGCAACTCTTCGTTAGTGTGAATATTCTTAATCTTGTCTTGTAACATATATCTTATAAAGTTGTTTAAAGGGTAGCCTTAGCTACCCTTGTTTTTTTTAATTAATCTTGTCGTTGTACCACTCGGTTATAGCAAGTTTTCTTTGCTCATTTTTGGTGGCATTTTCTAAATCAATACCGTACTTTTCTGCAAAGGCGATGAGGTCTGCTTTTTGACCTGAAATAGCTTTTTCAAATTCCTCTTCCAATTCTTCTGCTGTGCACTCCAATCCGTCAACCTTATCATTGTCGGTTTCCTCCTTTTCTTCTAAAGGATTTACCGATTGATCAATTTCAATTTCAGAATCTGATTTAGATTCTTCTTGGGGATTTGGCTTTTGTTTCTGAGGTTGATCTGGCTCCTCTGTAAGATCGGTATCTTCTTCAACTACCTTAATTTGATCGATAAGCTCAATAACTTCTTCTTCTTTTGAGAAGCCATTAATGTATCGCGTAAAAATGTTTAAGTTCTCCTTATTTTTTAAAGGCTCTAAATTGTACTTGATTTTCATTTTATTCGAATTTATATTGGTTAAATTATTCCTTGAATTTCGCGTTTCTCTTCGTTCAGAATAATACACTCTACTCCGTCAACTTTTAATCGCTCTCCTGAATGTCGGTGCCATTTTATTCGTTGGCCAACTTTACACTTCATTTCTGGCCATCCCGGACTTCCGTTTCCAACCGAAATCACTTCGCCGGTTAACACTTCTCTGTTAGGCATATTTAATCCTGCCGTATTCTTAATCTGCTTTTCGTCTAGCTTTACTAAAATGTATGGCCCTACGGCTTCAAATTTTTTTAATTCTGTCATTGGTTAAATTTTGAATTCTGATTTTGCTAAGTTGTATAAATGAACCGCATCTGCTTGGTTATCATCTTCGGGTGTAAATCCGTATGTTTTTATGCAAGCATCAATCATTGCTTGCTTGTTAGCGTTTCCTTTTCCGGTTGCAAACTTTTTAATTTCTGAAGCTGAATAACCTTTGTACTCTATTCCGTTATCCAAAGCATAAGCCTGAATAATACCTTCAAAATTAGAGTGAGATTTTAAAGCGTTGTAGTTTCTTCCTCCTGGTTTTTCGTAAACAATAAAAGTGATCCCTTCGGCTTTACAAATTTCATCTATTGATGAGCGCATTTTAATCAAGCGCATACCTTTACTTTCGTAGCTTTTTGTTTTTAAATTCCAAACTCCGGAAGTTGTTGAGGTACAAAAACCGGTTACTGTTGCCGGATCTAATGCTAGTATTTTCATTTTATAAGTTTTTTCGGTACTTTTTCCTTTTTTGCTCTTTAATGTGTTCGCTAGTTAAACCCAGTTGGCCATCGTTAATATAGGTTTCTTCGAACTTGCCGGTAACATTGTTGAAGTATCTACCAAAAACAACTAGCGTTTCTTTTCCTTCTTGGGTTTTATCTTTTTCTATCCTAGAGATAATCATCTTAAACCCCGAAAATTGGCACTTATAAATACTACCTAATTTTAATTCAGATCTTTTCATTAATCAAGTATTAACCAATCTTCTGATAATAAATCTTCCATAGTAGGTGAATAACCGGTAATTTGATTGTCTGGTTTCACCAACGCGATTTGATTTTTGTAGTAGAAAAAATCTTGTTCTGAAGTTTCAAATTTCTCTTTAAAATAAGCTTTCACCGATGGCGGTAAGCTATTCATTTTAGGTAAAATCTTTTTGTTGATTTTAGCCGGAACTTGTCTAAAAACAAAAACCATCTCTGACGGCCAAGCCAATCGTCTTACGCGCTTACCTTCTTCCAAGGCTTGCATTGCAGCTCCTATATTATAAGTATGCTTATCCATTCGTTTTAAATATAAGGGTTAGTAAAATTGAAATCTTAGTCATAACTATAATTACAGCCACGACTCTCACTACAGTATTTTTATTTTCTTCTTTAATGGTAGATTTGTTAGAAATACGCTCTTTTAATAGCTTGTATTTTTTAATCTTTTTATCCATATAATCCTTATAGTCCAACTTAAATACACTTATAAGTTTTGGCACGTCTTTAAGGATTGAGTAGATCACCAGTACAATTAAAATTTTAACCATTATCTTTTTTTAATTTTTCTTCCTATGTGGTAATTACCACAGAATTTACATTTATAGACTTTATGCGTTCGATACATTCTGCTATTTTCCAAAATGTAATCAGCCGATAATTTAACCTTATGCTTTACCTTACCGGCACAAGACCACCTCCATTTTTTTGGTGTGGTTTTTTTACTCATTCAACTCGATCTCTATACCATAGGTTCTTTTTAGATGTTTAGGAATATTCTTTTTCCTCAAGCAAGAAACATAACAGCAATGGGGTTTATGAATAAGCTTTCTCCTTTTTACAAAACGCTTGGTTTCTGCATTTATAACCTCAATGTATTCATCTTTAAATTCTGCCTTGGTAATGGTTTCTTCACGCATATTTATTTCCCATAGCGTGTGGCCCTTTTTTGGTAAGATGCGACCTATTATTTTTTCCTTGCTCTCTTGCTGCTTCTGCCTAACATTTTGAACCTGGTCCGGATTGTGAAACTGTATTTCATTCATATTAATATCTGTTTTCGTGAATAAGCTCGTTAAGGATATTCCATACAAAACGTAATCCTGCAACTATTATAAAAACTACCAATACGATAATAACTAGCTTCATATCCAAATAACTAAACAGGCGCATAATTCCTGCTTTGAATCTACTTTGCTACTACTCACCAAATGACAGCTTCTATGCCAAGCCTATGGCTTTCGATCCTCTCTAAATTTGAACCTTACCAAGGATTTGAACCTTGAACCTCCTAGTTAATCCAGACGCTCTAACCAATTGAGCTAGTAAGGCTTCAACCCTTTACGCTATGGGAGCTACCCTCACGATTGGATTTCTGAAGCGAGAGTTGGATTCGAACCAACGACCTGAAGGATATGAGCCTTCCGAGCTACCTCTGCTCTACCTCGCTATTTATCAATCTTTAAATAATTAAATACTATTCAAAAGGCCTATTCACATACTCCTCAATCTCCTTAGCTAATTCAACAATATTAATTTCTTTATCCGTAGCGTGAGCTTGTATGGCTCTATCTAAAGAAAGAACTCTAACTTGTTGTTGTAGCATCTTAGGGCCTTCATTTAATGAAGCTTTACTCTTGGGAGCAATACTGAAATCTCTTTTATTACCTTTCATAATTACATTTTAATTACACTTTAATTACAACAAACTTACATTATTTATTTGTTAGTCGATTGTTGCCTTATGTTAAAATTATGTTAACAGTTAATGTACGTGGTGGGAACTAATTATTCCCGTGGTATGCACTAACTTTTTAGTAATTGTTTGATAATCAATCCTTAATGAAAATAAAAGGCTATATAATCATTAAACGTAATGAGTTACTTAAAATCTAATCCAAACACTTAATCTTAAAAATCATTTACCCATAGAGTTTTTATATCAGCACGAATAATTTATATCATTATTACAACATAATCGCATCGCTTAGTTGTTCAATAGAATAGGCCCTAATGGACTAATGGTTTAGTGTGAATATATCTATCCATAGAAAAAAAATGTGTTGTATGTGCGTAGTGTGGGGGCGGATACCTAGTATGCGGGCGGGTGCGCCCAGTTCCGAAATCGTTTTTTTTATTGGTATGGGGTGTTGTTTATCCGGGTTCAATCAAATTTTTTAGCTTTTTGATTGGTGTTAACTCGTTTTTATTTTTACTCGCTTGCTTAGTACTGGTTTTTTTAGGGTTGATTTTTTAGGACGGCTATTTGCTGGTAAAATATTGCTTAAAATAACTATATTAACTTTGTAACTGGTTGACTGTCAGTATTTTATTAGCTTGTTGTGTAATCCTTTATAGATTCGAACCCGTTTTTTTTAGTTGTTGATCGACTTTAAAAAATTACTTCGCTTAGGTGCTTGGCTTGCTTACAGCCTCCCTCCATTCTAACCAATTTACAATAAACTTTATTTATTATTCTTTTATGTTTAATTGCTTTAGCTTATTGCCTTGCTTGGTTTGGGTTGCTGCTTGGTTGTTATTATTAGTTTGTTTTCGTGACTGCTTTAAGTTCTTGAGTTTTGGTATAAATTACAATTTTGTTGCATTGATATTGTATTTTTTTAACCTCTAACAAAATTTTAACATACTTTGTAAAGCCTTGTATTTACTATCTTTAGGAGTTATTTGCGTTTTTTCTGTTATAATTTTTTTACATTATTGTTGCATTTTATTACAATATTGTTATATATTTGTAATCACAAAACGGCCGCTAATTTTAGCCAAGTTTTTTAAGTTCATTGAAATATTGTGTATATGGTAGGAATTACCGCAACGGCTTTAAGGTCGGACGGATTCCGCACAGCCATAAGCGTATTGAGTATAAATATAAAATAACGCTACCGCTTCAATTAGTTATTTAGGCAGCTATTAAGGCAGCTTATTTAATCGGGTGGAAATCCCGTTTAATTTGTGAAATGTAGAGCGATAATATATTTAAAAAGATACGCACCCCGCCAAAGTTGGGCGGATTAATACAACTATAAAAAAGATAATTACCTCGTGCCAAGTATAGCGGGTTCACCTTAATTCATACACTAAAACAGAGTTAACGGCAAAGGTTCGCAACCTTTCGAGGTATCAACAAATATTAATCCATACATTATGAGTACAAAAGAAATAATAATTAAGATTAATTCATTAAAAAAAGAGTTCTTAACGGATAAGACAAAATTTGATGAAGTTTTAGAGAAATTAAAAGCTTTAGCCGTTGAATCTAAAAAAGATTTTACCACATTATATAATTGTTTTTATAGCTCACAACCTGAAATATATTTAGACTAACAAACATTAATTTAAAACCATCACCATGCAAACGATTTTAGACCTAGAGCAAAAAACAACTTTTGAAGAGTTTAAAAACAAATGTATTTATTTTTTTCAATCCAAAGGGATGGATGGCACCGCCAGTAAGCTAGGCAAAGATTTTATTTTCGAACCATCCACAGACAAGACCAACGGAAAACGAAAAGATTTTTTTGATGGTCTAATGTTAAATTATTTTGGAAATCCTAAAGATAATTTTTTCGAGGTATCAGAGTACCAAGCAGGAAAAAATAAAAACGAACTGCACGTGTATAAAATTACTACTTCAATAGATGAAGCGTTAAACGAATTATTGAAAGGCAATAAAAGGCAACCTATAAAAATCTGGAAATAATGCAGCAAAGCAAGAAATTAAAAATACTTCAGGAGTTAAAGCAAGAGATAAACGAAACACTTTTATTTTTTGTTGAAACAGATTTAAAAATATACGGGAAAGTAACGGCAGACACTAGAGAAGCTTTTAACACTCAAGGCGTTGAGTTCCCCGAGCAGTTGAAAGAGTTAAACAAAGTCGATGCAGCGACTTAAAAAAGGTTATTAAGCTGCAAGCGTTCCGCCTTAATTGGGCGGAGGTTAACAAATAAAATCCATACACACATGAAAACTTTAAATTTGAATCCTAGTAAATCATTTCGCGGAGGTTGGGAACTTGAAAGCATTGAGAAATTTAACGGCTATGACTGGAAAATTTGCACGATGAAAAGAAGTAATGGAAAACTACAAACAACGGCACAAGCGGGCGAATTATTACCAAATGGCGGGTTTACCTTTGGAATGTTTACAAGTCCATCAATCACATTAATAAGCGAAAAAAAGAGAGCGACAGAAAACACCGTAAAAGAACAACATGTAAAAGCATTAGCCGAATTTGACAGACTAAAAGAAAGCGGAGAACTACCCGAGAACAAAGCCAAAACAGATGGACCAAAAATAGGCACCATTTTATTTTTAGATGGCTACGGAGAAACCAAAGGAACCAAAGGCAATAATCGAATAGTTTACGAGATTGAGCAAACCGAATGGGGAACAAAATATTTGACCGTTGAAAAAGACACCTTAGAACTAGAAAGAGAGGACACGCCAAAGCCATTTAGTGAAAAGTTTGGGATCGGCATATACTTTGAACCTGATTTTAATTTTGAAGGCTCACAAGACGACTTAAACAATCTAGTAATAGAAGCTAAGCAGAAGAAAAAACAAGAGCAGCAACGGGAGGAAAGCGAGCAAATTTTAAAGGCTCAAGCAAGGCAAGGCAAAATCGAAGAGGGGAAAAAATTAATAAATATACCCGATTGGGCAAAATGCGTAATCGTAGCGGATAACTACCAAAACGACAGCGACAGCATGACAGATTATTTCAGCACAAGCGTAAGCCAAAGGATATTTTTAGCGTTCAGCCGTAACGACAGAAACAACATGCAAGAGTTAAGAAAAGCAGCGTTAAATTTTGAACACACAAAAGATTTCCCCGAAAGAGCAGACAACAACACGGACAACAAATACGAGGAAGTAACCGAGTACAATTCAGGACATAGTTATTTGCCTAACTATTTTTTAGGAACGGAGCAATGGTTTGGCTTTAAAGTTACTAAGCTTAAATATTTTGACCTCACCAAAAAAGAAAATAGGGAGGAGATATATATTGCTGCAGCTAATGGCTTATGCTTTATACCTAATGAAGAAGAAAAAACAACCATCACAGAAAGCACAAACGAAGATTTAAATATTGAACTGGTAGAGTATAGCGATAAAGCGATTGCAGTAATAGGCGAAACAAAGCCACTTAAAGACACGCTTAAAAGCTTAGGCGGTAGGTTTAATTTTAGGTTAAAATGCGGAGCGGGATGGATATTCCCGAAAGCAAAAACAGAAGAAGTAAAGGCAGCTTTAAACCTATAAATCACTATCAAATTTAAAACCATCACCAAGCCGTTAGCGTAATGTTAACGGCTTTAAAATTTAGAAAAATTATGCAACAAGTTATTAATTGGGAAGAAGCTAAAAAAATTAGCGACCAAGTTTTAAAAGAAATTAGAGAAGAAAAAAAGCAGTACGAAGAAAACCTAAGCCGAGCAAACGAAATGGCTTGGGATGCACTAGGCAGCGATAATTTTAGAAGTAGTGATATTTCAGACATTGCCCTAAATTCAGGCGTAGATGAGGAAGATTTAATATGGTCTTTAATTTAACCAACTCGACCAAGCGAGTATAAAAAGGCTTTAAGCTTGGAGCGTTCAGGGCGTTTAAATACGCCTTGAGGTAGTATAAATATAAATCCATACACGATGAAACTAAAAGAATTTAATAAAATGCTAGAGATAGCGCCCGAAGATACAGAACTAAACTTCTTTTTAATCCCGAATGATGGAAGCGAAGAAGATGGAGATTACAACGATATAGCACTTGAAAATTTAAATATAATTTCAAGCAGCCAATTAGATGATGAAGAACCGCAAATTGATTTAGGCGTACAACTACCTAAAAACATCAATCTTGAAAAATTAAAAGAATTGATTTTTGAACTTGGATTCGATGCCCAAAGGATGAGCGGAAGCGGACAAGCAACATACAGAGATATTTGCAACATCATTAAAAACCTATAAAAATGGAAAACTTTTTAAAGCAATACAGAGATCTAGAGATGCGAGTTTTAAACGAACTTAAATCAAAAGTAAATCAAAGCAAGTACGAATCTAACTATATCAACAATAAAGCCATTAAAGTAAGTTTAAGCGATAAAGTTGAATTAGTAATAGTAAACGATGAGTTAACCTTTATAGACGAAAGAGGGTTATATCAAAGCGTCTTTAACGAGAGTTTAGAGGACTTAATAATATTACTTAAAAACCTATAAAATAAAGTTGTGTTTTGGATTGAGGGGCGATAACTTCAAACCTCACAAAACACAAGGCAAAATTCACTATATTTACCAATTAGTAAACATCCATACAAACTAGGATAGTAGAACTAAAATTTAATACTCGGAAATTATGAAAGAATTAATCAAAGAAGCAAAAAGAAGAAAAGAAGAAATAGCTAAAATGATTCAACAAGATAACGGCGGAAATTATGTAGCTATCTACGAAAGCGATAATGGTTTTACCTTGTCTACAATTAGAGAAGGGCATCACACTAGAAGAAATCAATTATCTTTTTCAGATTACAACAACGTAATTTTTTCAACTCCATTAGAACAAGTCGAAAAAGAAATATCAGATGCAGAATTTTATCACAACTTATAAATAATTCCGAGTGCCTGGCGATAACTTCAAAGGGCTTTCGGCTTAAAACACAATTTAAAAATCAATACACATGAAAAATAACATTAAAACACTTTTAGATAGCGTAGCATTTGACAATGAAAAATTTATAAAAGAAAGCGATCAAACCGTATCTGAATATTTATTGGAAAATGCAGAAGAAACAGATCAAGGTTGGTTATTCTATTTATCAGATAAAGAAATTGAAGAATTTGAAAACAACGAAGAAAAAGCAAATTCTCATATCGAAGAGATTAAAAAGTTTGTGAATGAAAATTACAACTACAAAATAGAAACTTTGTTTTTAGTGGACACGCTTAACAACAACAAAGTAGTGGGCGAATTTGACAGCCAAGAAGAGGTTAACGAATTTTTAAATAACAAGGAATCAACCGAGAATTGGGAAAACGAAGCAGAAACTTTTGAAGAATGGAAAGAAAACTTTTTTACCGTTACTTCAGGAGAAATGCAAGAAGCAATAAGAGAAAAAGGCTCAAGAGTAAAAGAGTACTGGACTTAAAAAAAACACACCTCAAGAATTAAAAAGCTACCTAAACGGGTAGCTTTTTTTATTCCCAGTAATTAAATATTCATAAACCAATACCACTATCAGTATGTTAATTTCAGGTACAACAGCCAAAAAACACCTAAAAGAAGTGTTTAAGCATCAAGAAAAAACGGGTAAATACAATCACCCGAGCGGAAATAATTTCAGCGGTTATTTTTTAGATAAAGGCGTTTTTATTGCGTTCGCTGCAAATTGTGATTACACAGTTGAAGAGTTTAAAGACGAGAACGAAGCAATAAAATACGCTAAAGGAATCGAAGCTTTAACAACTTCAGGAAACAAGATATAAAAATCAATAATCCATACACACTAAGCTATGTTTTCAAAAGAATTTTACCCAACGCCAAAAACTCTAATCAGAAAAATGCTAGAACCCTACATTCAGGGTTCTAGACGATACAACAATAAACTAGATGATCTTTGCATACTAGAACCAAGCGCAGGTAAGGGAGATATAATAGACTTCATACAAGAACACACCCACAGCAATAGAGAGATTTATGCAATAGAGTTGAATCAAGATTTACAATCAATTCTATATGAAAAAGAAGTTGCTATAATTGGTAACGATTTTCTACAATTTAATGAGAATTACTATTTCGATTTAATTGTAATGAATCCACCATTTAGCAACGGAGATGAGCATTTATTAAAAGCTATTGAAGTAGCAAAACAAACAGATATAGTTTGCCTACTCAATGCAGAAACCATACGAAACCCATACACCAAACAAAGAAAAATACTACTCGACAAAATAAACCAGTACGGGAGTTATGAGTTTTTAGAATCTGAATTTAAAAGTGCCGAGAGAAAGACAAATGTTGAAATTGCCTTAGTTAGATTAACCATCAACAAAGAGGATGAAAAATTTGATTTTGATTTCGATAAAAGCGAAGAAGAAAAACTAAACTTCGATTTCGATTTTGTAAACAACCAAATAGCAAGAGAAGATTTAATCGGCAATCTAAATATCAGGTATGAAGAAGTAAGAAAAGAATATGCTGAGTATTTAAAAGCTAGAGAAAAATATTTACACTATAAAAAAATGTTTCTTAAAGGTGAAGGTTTTTACCAAGAAGATAGTTTTGAATTATCCAAAGGAACAGCGCAACAAAAATACAACCATCTTTCAATGCAAATGAAAAAGCACATGTGGCGAAAGGTGATAAAAGAGCTTGACGTTCAAAAATATATGAGCGCTAAAGTTAGTAGTAATTTTGAAGCTTTTATTAGGCAGCAATCCAACATGTCGTTCACTAAAGAAAATGTAGCCTCATTTTTTCAAATGATAATGAACAACCGAAAAAATATTTGGGATCAAGCCGTTGAAGATGTTTTTGATAAGTTGACAGAGTACTGGAAAGAAAACAGAAGCCACGTTGAGGGATGGAAAACTAACGACAGATTTAAAATAAACCGAAAGGTAATTTTACCTTATGGCGTTAAATACGGAGCTTATTCTGATGCTCACAGCCTAAAAGAATATGGAGATAATTTTTCACTCCCGTGGGATTCAAACAATATTTACAACGATATAGATAAATGTATTGCTTATTTAGCAGGACACACCCTAACAGATTATAGCACTTTAAGCTATGCACTAGAAGAAAAATTTAATCAATTAGGCAAAATAAAAACGGGCGATAAGTTCGATAATACTTGTGAAAGCGCATACTTTAAAATAAAGTTCTTTAAAAAAGGTACAGTTCATATTTATTTTAAAGATAAAAAGCTTTGGGATTTATTTAATATGACAGCTTGCGCCACAAAAAATTGGCTCCCTGATGATGAGCGAACCAAGTGGGAAGAACACAAGAAAAAACGAAGAGAATCTGACAAACAAAAAAAGCAGAATCAAAAACCCGAACCATTACAATTAGAAAAATCACAATCAACATTATTTTAAAACTTAGTGTGTAGGGGTGGCGATAATTTCAAAACCCTACATACAATAAATCTATACACAAAATGAAAGGACTATACAGTATAAACGGATATTTCACAGACGATAAAACAGAATTTGAAAACTATCTAGTTTACGAGTACGATGATGTTTTAGAGATAGACGATCAAATTTTCTTTTATGGGCTTAGCGAAAGAGAAATCATACAAGCCATTAAAACTGAAGCAGCAATTAACGGAACTTTTGTAATCACTTCTTACAAAAAAGAATGGAAAGAAAAAACCGCTTGGGATTTTGTTGAAGAGCATTATCCTAACTATTCTAGTTGTGATATGATAGCAAGGTTAAACGACTTAGATAAGTTGGTAGATGAAGAGTTTGAAGAAGGAGATTCTGCCGATCAACTTTTACAAAGAGATTATGGAGGAGAAATTCCGAATTTTGAAATTTCGATAGACCAAACTAAAACCGAGTTATTAATCTATAAAAAAGCAATCGAAAATTTTCAGTCAAAACAACAAACTAACATTTAATCCATACACAAGATGAAAATATTAACCATCCATTTAGAAGAAAAAGACGAGCAAAATATTAACCATGTGTTATATGAAATACACAAGCATATTGAAAACGGATTTAAATCAGGAGTAGAATTCCCTGTTAACTGGCAGATCAAAAAAGAAGATGATGCTACAATGGATTTTATGAATCCAAAAGACCGAATTGAACAAGCGAAAAAAACACTATCAGAAGCAGGATATTACACAGAAAATCTTTGGCAAATAAATGATGTTAAATCCAAGTTTAATTGCACAGACGTTGAAGCGATGCAAGTATTAGATATTTCGCTTAACGAGGACTACACAAAAGAAACTATTAACGAAACCATAAGCAACAATGGCGATGCTATGGGATTAACTCATAAAGACTAAGACTATGACAAATCAAGAAGTAATTGAAAACAATAAATTGATAGCAGAATTTATGAATTTGCCTTTAGTACCTTGCAACATAGGTACTGAAAATGGAATAGTAACAGAAGGATATTTAACCCCTCACATTGGAGTACCTTCCACATTAGACGGAATGCAATATAAATATAAATGGGATTGGATTATGCCAGTCGTTCAAAAGATAAGCCAAATAGAAGGAGTTTACGATATTGAAGAATTTCTACTTATTAGAGATGAACTTGCCACAGCAACAATAGAACTTGTTTATCAAGAAGTAGTAAATTTTATAAAATACTGGAATGATCAATCGTAACCCCACACTAATGAATTTGGCAATATTTAATATTGCTTGGCAAGACCATAACGCACATATAGTGTTACTAGGTAAAAAAAGCAGATTTTTAATCAACATCAATTAAAGCGTTCAAATCCTGAACGCTTTTTTTTATTCAAAAAAAATGAAACTAGAAACTAAGATGAAATTTTTAAAACGTATGGCAGTAGTATTAACTATGTTAACTATTTACTGGCTTTTATTTCACGCATTTTTCGGATTTATAAAACTTTAAACTTATGGAACTATCAATGCTATTATACATTACGCCTATCCTAATAGGATGCGTTCTTTTTGTAGTTTTTTTATACGCATACATTTCAGAAAAAAAGACCAAAAGAAAAATAGATTACTTAGAAGCATATTTAAAAGAAAACTTCCCTGAAAAAAGGGTAAAAAGAAACTATGAAAACTAAACCGATACTTTTTTCAACCCCAATGGTAGAAGCCATTTTTAACGGCAGAAAAACACAGACCAGAAGAACACAAGGACTTGAAGAGGTTAACAAAAATCCAGATGATTGGAAATTTCTATATTTTGATAACGGTGTAGCTGCATTTATTAATAATGATAATCATTCTGTAAACGTAAAAATAAAATTTCCTGAAGATATTATTCTTTGGGTTCGGGAAACTTGGCGTGTAAATGCTTGGGATGATATATGTGAAATGTTAGTGCAATACAAAGATGGTACAAAAAATTGGTGCCAAATGTACGATCCTAACGAAAACGGAGATTGGATCTGCAACTATGCAGAAAACCTTTTACAGAAAGGAATCTTTCAGATCAACGACGAAGAAGAAAAATATGAATTAGCTGACGGTAAAACGATCCCGTGGAAACCTTCCATTTTTATGCCGAGAGAAGCTTGCCGTTTATTCTTAGAATGCACCAACGTAAGAATAGAACGCCTTCAAGATATTTCTGAAAATGATGCTATTGCAGAAGGAATAGAATTTAACACACAATCTATTGCAGATACAGGAGACTATATTTCTTACCCTAGAAATTATTTAGAAACGACTAAATCCGCAGATGGCTGGCCTTACTTTAAGGAAGAAGAATTTGTAAAATCTTTTCAATCACTATGGCAATCGATCAACGGAAAAGAATCTTGGAACGATAACCCGTTCGTATTCGTGTACGATTTTAAACAAGTAGAACGCCCTAAAAACTTTATTTAATTATGAAAATTAAAGAAGCTAAAAAAATTATAGGTACTTGTATAGAATGGAATCTATATATGATGGGAATAACCGATAAACCAAGCTCAAAATTAGATCCCGAAACTTCGTTAGAAGATCTAATTAAAGCCAATAAGAAAGTTTCTAAATGGAACGTAAAACAGCGTGAAAAGTTAAGCGGTACTGGTAAAAATATTCCACAACATCAAACTCTAGCAGATAGAGTGATTGCAGGAATTTATACAGCTTTGAATTATGCACCTGACGGAAAAATAAAAGTAGTAATCAACGACAGAGCCATTGCAGTGGTTAATATAAAAGAGTAATTATGCCAAAAGAATTTATAATAGACTTGTTTTGTGGCGCCGGTGGAACTTCTACCGGCGCTCACCTTTCTAACAATACCGAAAGTCATAAAATAAAAGATCTTGAAACTGTAGTAATTGCTTGTGTGAATCACGATGAAAAAGCAATTCAAAGTCATAAAATAAATCATCCATCAGCTAAACATTTTATAGAAGATATTCGTAATCCCGAAGTAGTTTGGTTTTTAAAACTAAGAGTAAACGCACTTAGAAAACTTTACCCCGATTGCATAATAACAGTATGGGCTAGCTTAGAATGCACGAATTTCAGCAAAGCAAAAGGGGGTTTACCTAGAGAAGCAGACAGTAGAACATTAGCAGATCATTTATTTATGTACTTAGATGCAATTAATCCAGACTATTTAATGATTGAAAATGTAATGGAGTTTATGAGCTGGGGTCCATTAGATAAAAACGGCAAGCCAATTTCAAGAAAAGCTGGCAAAGATTATGTTAGATGGACCGAAAAAGTTAAGACTTATGGTTATCGTTTTGATTGGAAAGAATTAAACGCTGCCGATTATGGCGGTTATACTACAAGAAGAAGATACTTTGCTCAATTTGCAAAAGGCAAACTTCCAATAGTATGGCCAGAACAAACACACATAAAAAAACTGCCAGAAAATTCGAGTTTATTCCCTTCACTAAAAAAATGGAAACCCGTTAAGCAAGTACTCAATTTAGAAAATGAAGGTAATTCTATTTTCACTAGAAAGAAACCTTTAGTAGAAAATACACTTAAAAGAATTTATGCTGGGTTAGTAAAATTTGTAGCAAAAGGCGATGATAGTTTCATTAAGAAATATTATTCAGGTAGACCAGCAGGAAAAGTAATTAGCATCAACAGCCCAGCAGGAACGGTTAAAACAATAGACGGTCAGGCTTATGTGAAATGTGATTTTATGTTAAAGTATAATTCACGTAATAAAAACGGACATTACAAACCTCCTTCTTTAGAAAACCCAAGCCCAACAGTTTCAACACAAGGAAGATTAGGGATTGTAAATGCAAATTTCTTGCAATCTTACTACGGTAATGGCCACCCGCACAGTCAAGATGAACCCTGCCCTACTCTAACTACAAAAGATCGTTTTGCTGCTGTAAGAACTAAATTTATTGATCAACATTTTAGCAGCTTAAAACCCTCAAGTGTAGATAAACGACTTAGCAATATTACTCAAAATCCAAAGTACGCATTTGTAAATACACAAGATCAAGAACCCGAGAAAAAAGACCATTACTTACTAAATCCTCAATTCAAGAATCCTGGTAATTCAATTCACAAACCAAGCCCAACAATTATAGCTAGACAAGATAAAAAACCACTTGGTTTAATCTCTTGTGAAAAAGGCAAAGGTTTTTTAATTCCTGTTTACGATGATGATTGTGAAACAATGGTAAAGATCAAAATGTTTATGGCTTATTATGGAATAGTAGATATAAAAATGCGGATGCTAGAGGTTGAAGAGCTTTTAAGAATACAAGGATTCCCAAAAGGTTACACACTTGTAGGAACCAAAACAGATCAGAAAAAGTTCATAGGAAATAGTGTTGAAGTAAACACAGCAAGAGCTATGTTTTCAACACATATCAAAGCAATAGTTAATCATTTCGAAAAAATTAAAAACGTAGCTTAATGAAAACAATTGTAGAAGGCGTTATTATAGAACTTACAGAAGATCAGGAAAGATATGTGAAAGCCAAAAGAAAAGAGAAGCAAAAATACTGGAAGAACTTCAAGCTAATGCTTTTAAGTTTCGGATTCAAAAAAATGAAAGAATTTAAAAACTGTTATTCACTAGAGAAACCCAGTTGTTTTGCTGAAATACAAGATCGCGGAACTTATTTTTCATTATGGATGATAGGAGAACATTTTAAATCTACAGACTCCATTCCAGGAGGTTGGGTTTACAGCGACCCGAAAGAAGCTGCAGAAGAAATTGAAAAAGCAAAAATTAAATCATTAGAAAATTAGATTATGGATATTAATAAAGAAATTCAAAATACAAGCGATAAAATTATCGCTGAAAAACTACCTGAAATTGTAGAAAAAGCAACAGTTAAAATGCTAGAATCTATAATTAGTGAAGTATTCAGTACTTATGGAGATATGGCTAAAGAAATAAAATCTAAAATCGAGGAAAAGCTAGACATTAATCTACAAAAATTCGATACTGTAGATTATAACGCTTTAGTTGGGCAAACTATAAACGAGAACTTAACCCAGCAAGTTAACTTGCAGCCAATACTTGATCTCACACAAAATGCAATAGGTTTTATCGAAAAGAAAGAAATTAAATTATCTGAAATTTTCGAAATGCTTATTCAAGCTGCTATGGAAGAAGATAATGAAAGTGATGGTGAGGTAACCATAATTGTTGAGGAAAATACAGAACATAATTGGATTGAAGTAGCACTAGATTTAGAAGAAAATAAAGAAAAACATCAATGCGCTATTCGTTTTATATTTTCATCAGAGCGTAATACAATATTTTCATTTCATCATCAAGATTATTTCACTAGTCAAGGTAAAATTACTCCGGCAAGAATAGCAAGTTTAAGCATTCTTGAGCATAAAATCTTTAGACTTTATTCCGCTCAAGTTAAAATTATTGCAGACGAATTAAATCCGGAAACCGAATGGTTTAGATACGATTAACAATGAAATGCCACTACATATATGACGAAAAAGTTGGGAAAGTTTTAATACCTGGTTGTATGGGAACGGCTGTTTACGGTATTGAAAGATGCACTTGTAGAAACACTCTAACTACAGAGTATCAATTTGAATCCAAACGAGTACGGGAACTACGAGATCAACTCAAAGAAGTTGAAAAAGAAAATGCAAGATTGAACAGGATTATTAAAAACATCAATAAAAAAAGAAAAAACAAATCATAAAACACTATCAGAAAATGGCAAAAATAAAATTAAATTCCCGAAAAAAACTAGGACAATTTGTAAAGTGGAAAAGACAACAACTTGGTTGGTCGCAACAAAAATTAGCTCAAGAAGCTTTTGGAGAAGGAGCTGCACATACCCAAATATATCGCATTGAAAACGGAACGGGAGATTCAATGAGAATAATGGATAAAGTTTTAGCAGCTTTAGGATCTGACGTTGAATTTAAAGTTTTTTAAAATGAAGCAATACCACGATTTATTAGAGCATATTTTAATTCACGGACACCAAAAACGTGATCGAACGGGTACGGGTACAAAATCTGTCTTTGGTTACCAAATGCGATTTGATTTAAGTAAAGGGTTTCCTATGGTAACAACCAAGAAATTACACCTAAAATCAATTATACACGAGTTATTGTGGTTTTTAAATGGCGATACCAACATTAAATACCTACAAGAAAATGGAGTGAGAATATGGAATGAGTGGGCTAATGAAAAAGGAGATCTAGGACCTATTTATGGCGAGCAATGGCGCAATTGGAATGGCGAAGAAATAGACCAAATCAAAGAAGTAATAAATACACTTAAAAACAACCCGAACAGCAGAAGAATGTTAGTAACCGCTTGGAATCCGAGTGTTTTACCTAAAACAAATTTATCGTTTAGCGAGAATGTAGCCCAAAATAAAGCTGCACTACCACCTTGCCACGCTTTTTTTCAGTTTTATGTAGCTAATAATAAGCTCTATTGCCAATTGTACCAACGCAGCGCAGATGTGTTTTTAGGCGTTCCGTTTAACATAGCTTCTTATGCTTTACTTACAATGATGATGGCTCAAGTTTGCGGATATAAACTAGGAGATTTCATTCATACTTTTGGAGATGCTCATATTTACAACAATCATATAGAGCAAGTGAAACTTCAATTAAGCAGATCAACAAGGCCGCTACCTAAAATGACAATTAATTCTGATATAAAAGACATATTTTCATTTTCTTATTCAGATTTTACACTAGACAACTACCATCCGCACCCTAGCATAAAAGCAAAGGTTGCCATTTAAAAAACTAACGGCCGGGCATAAACTATTAATAAGGTGATGCTTATCTAAATTTCAAAAAAAACCGAATTAATAACGCTCGGCCTAAATTAAAAATATCTAATTAAGCGTTGGCGTTTTACTATTGTTGCTACCGGATTTGGTTATGGCAAGTTGCAGTAAATGAACTTAAATTTTCCGCTAAACACGGAATCTTAGAATAATTAAATATTTTTTTAATAGCGCAGGCAAATTGCGCAGCAAAACAAAACAATTATGAATAACACAGATAAAGCTTTAAATTCTATCATTAAACAAAATGATATGAGAGTTTGGATGAATACTCCATTTTTATTAGGAAACTATGTTTACTCTACAGATGCACACTCCTTAATTAGATTTAGAAAAGAAGATTTAAGTGAAATTTACAAGGAGTGTTCTAAACCTAATAATGCTGAATATGCTTCTAAACTCTACAATGTTGAATTTAAAGACATTTTAGAAATAAAAGTTAATGATCTAAAAAAAGCCATCGATAAAGTTCCTTTTGTTGAAGAATATGAAAACACAGATTTAGAAGGCAAATGTAATGAATGCGAAGGTAGCGGAGAAGTTGAATGGGAATATGAAGGACATTTATCTGATTTTGATTGTCCTGTTTGTAATGGAGAAGGCTCTTTAACAGAATCTAAAAGAATAAAAACAGGGAGAAAAGTAAAAGACGAAGGATATTTTATTGATATTAATTTTAGCCGATTAAGAATAGCTATGATTGAAGAGCTTATTAAGATAGCGAGTATTTTAAACGTTGAAAAAGTTAAAGTTGTAAACCAAACAAAACCTAATTCTGGAATAATATTTAAAGTAGGTAAAGGAGAATTAATTATGATGCCAGTACTACTTACTGATGAACAAAATATAATTCAAAGATTTGAGAGTTTGAGTGTTCAAAAAGCGTAGGCAAATGCCGAAAGGCAAACCAGAAAGTATGAAAAATTGGAATAATAAATAATTAAAAAAATGGAAAATAATTTAGAGTTAAAAAAAGGAGAAAAAGTGGTAATGCACTCTTGTATAGAAGCTAAAATACCAGAATACAATGGTAAAATATGGACTTGCAAAACAGATAGTTTTACAGATAAAGCTAATTTAGAAGTGGTATTTCTTGAAGGTTTTAGCGGCTATTTTTTCTGCAAATTCTTACAGAAAGTAAATTTATAATTAGCGCAATGGCAATGCGTGCTGATAAACGAGCGTTCGCTATCTATCTGTTGAGCTTCGGCTTTTTGCAATTGCGACACAACGGATTTGGTTATGAAAAGTAAAGATTACAAGCAAAAATATTCGGTTTTAAAATGGTTTTTATTAGGTGTTATAACTGGCAAACTAATCTATTGGCTTTATTTTTTATAACCGTTGTTGTGTGCTTTAAATGGCGTGGCTGCCCTAAGCAGCCAAACTGGATAATGAGTATTAAAGTATTGCTTTATAACTGAAAAAAATAAAATATGAATAAATCTATATGTATAACCTGTGGTACAAATAAGCAGAATAATATAACTGGCTATTGCATTAACGATCACGACAATTGGCTTGAAAGTAATGATGATGTAATTTATTTTAAGCAAGCTTCTAAAAACTTAAATAAGAATATTGAAGAAATTGAAAATGCTATAAAAAACGGTGTTAATTTGAGTTAAAAATTAGCAACCGCATGGCGCATCTTAAACACGTAACACTTACATAGTGCTTTTAAATCTAAATTAACGAGTATGAGTAAGCATCCGCCATTTATTGCTCACAACGGATTTGGGTATGTTGTCGTTTATTGATAAAAAGAAATGAAGAAAATAGCAATTATAGGACATAATAATACAGGACTAACTACTGCAAGGGAAATAGCTAATAAATGCAATATACCCATTGTTGTGTGCTTTAAATGGCGTGGCTGCCCTAAGCAGCCAAACTAGAGAATGAGTAAGAACAATTTATCACATTAAAATTATGGAAACAAAATATAAAATTGGACAAGAATTATTTTATTTAGAACCCTATGGTATTAATTCTGGAACTGTGGGCGAAATTAGATTGAAAGGAAAAGATTCTCCTGAATATTATTTCGGATTTGATAAAACAGGAAGACCAGAATACGCAGTTGCAGAAAGTAGAGATGAACTTATTTTAAAACTTATGAAAAAATGAAAATTCAAGAATTAAGAATAGGTAACTATGTTGAATTTGAAAGCCATAAATTCATTATAAAGGATGAAATTACTTTTGACAACGATGAAGGCGATTGGATGATAGATAATTTTTTATTTAAAGAAATAAAACCTATAAAATTAAACGAATATTGGCTTAGAGTTTTTGGATTTGAAATTGAGTTTGATGATCCTGTTAAGCACGCTATGTTAGGTGTAAATCCAGTAAACAAAAATTTTTTAATAAAACTAACTAATTGCCAATTTGCTTATAATAAAAACTATTGGTTTTATGGTAACGGGTATTTTAAAATTAAATATGTTCATCAATTACAGAACTTATATTTTTCTTTAACAGGAACAGAAATGAAATTAGCAACCGCAGGGCGCAGATCTTAACACATAGCAATTGCGCTCTGCTATTAAATCTAAATTAAAGAGCAAGAGTAAGATTCCGCCATTTATTGCTCACAACGTAGCAGTATATGAAAAGTGCGGATTTTAAGAACTAAATATTAATTATAAAATAGAAATAAAATGAAAGTAGAATTAACAATTAAGCGAGAATTTGAAGTTAAGTATTTGCAAGTAGAAGCTGGTGTTAGATACTGGGAAGATAGCTATGTGAACGGAAAAGAAGATACAGAAGAAGGTGAAAATATACCTTGCAAAAAAGGTGATGCGTGGTGTCCTTTGATTGAAGTTGAAACAGGAAAAATACTTAACTGGGAACAAGGTAAAACTGCTGATTTACATTACAAAGTTTGCGATGATGGTAGGTACAGAATTTTAGATGAAAACCAAGGTTTAATAAAAGAGATTGACTCTTATGTAATTAAGATGCTATGCCCTAAAGAAAACGGTTTTGGTGATTATATTATTATGGATATTGACGAAAACGGACAAATAGCAAACTGGAATCCTTCTTTTGATGAATTTTCTTTAGAAGACGGATATTAAGCATTTTTTATATACGCAGTTATGTGCAGTAGTAAAAAAATAGCGCAATGGCAACCGTTACAGATATACGAGCGTTCGCTATCTATTATTAAGCTTGGGTTTTTACTATTGCAACATAACGAACGAGTGTATGGCAAGTAAATTAACGGATTTAAAAACGAAAACAATGGAAAGAAAACAAATATTAGAAATGCTTACAGGGCATTGCGCAGGAGTTGCAAGTACAAAAGAAAATGGATTAGTAGCTACGAAGGTATATCTTGATGATTTAGCAGATGAGTTAGTTAATTTATTTGCTATACACAATGTTGTGAAATCGTTGCCCGAATGGCAGATTTACCAAAAGGCACACGAGCTTGACGAAAAGGAATTTGAACAATGGATGTACGACAACCAATAA